ATAAAACAAAAAGAGCCATTAATAGCGACTAATAATTGCCACTATAATGACTCAAAAGTGTAGTAAATATGCGCATTAGCACTAACCCCATGCCATGGGTATGGTACTATTTTACTGCTAAATTAATATACCTATATTAGCAGTAAATATATACCATAGGATAGCATTATAGTAGTGCTAAAAATCTTTCAATTTTATCTCAATATTTCCATTGCTAATTACTATTTTTTCAATTATACTCTTTAGTAAGGTGTTTTTCTGCTTCTTGTCGATATCTTCCCAAATGTCGGCAAGATTTTTTATGTTCTTAAATACATTTTGTCTAGTTTTATTTGTTTCTATTGCGGATTCTTCTTTAATCTGCTTACGGATATCTTCTATTACTTTCTCAATTTCTTTAATCATGCTGATAACATCATCATTGCCCTCTGCATACAGGTTATATAACCTTTTACGCTTAGTCTGCTCTTTTTCTAATTGTCCTTGCAATATTTCCAATTTAGATTCTTTTACTCTTGGCTTATATTCTGATATATTAGCAGATATTAAAAGTATTTCGTCCTCTACAGCTTTTTCAATATCCGAAGCCCATTCCAAGGTGTTATTACAGTTTGGATTGTGGTTAGGAAGATAATGCAAGTCCTTGTTCCTGGAACAACAGTAAATCTTATGCTTTCCATGCGTCCACTTCTGATACCTCATAGCGCATCCACAGATTCCACAATAGCACAAACCTGTCAATAAGTTAGTTTGGATGTTATGGCAACTTGCCCTTTTGTTTTTCCTTATTGCTCTGAATTGTTGGGCTTTTTCAAACACTTCATTATTAAATATAGGTTTATGCAATCCCTGATAGATATTCCCCTTATACGGTATCATTCCAATGTTCACAGGGCTTGTGAGTACTTGCTTCACAACAAATTCGCTTTTAAATCCTAACATATCACGGATTTTTACGTCTGAATATCCTTGCAAGAATAAATCCATTGCTTTGTTTGCCTGTTCCTTGCGTTCTGGAATTGGTATAAGTGTTCCTGTATCTTTGCTGTATGTATAGCAGTATGGAAGATTACCACCGCCCATCCAGTAGCCTTGCTTGACACGCTCCAACATTCCACCACGCATGCGCAATAACATTGTATTCTTGTCCAGTTGTGCAAATACCGCCATCATCTGTGTATAAGCCTGCTCCATAGGATTATCATAGCTGATACTGTCATGTACACACTTAAATTCTACATTGTTCTTTAAAAACACACGCTCAATCAGATAAATACCGTCCACCATGCTACGTGATATTCTATCCAGTTTGAAAGCAACAACATAGCCTACACGCTTACGATCACAGTCTGATACAAGCCGTTGCAATTCTGGTCTGTCCATATTTGCGCCTGTGTACCCATCATCAATGTACCAATCTGTAATTACCAGTTCATTTTTTCTGCAATAGTTTTCAATATCTCTCCTTTGGCTGTCTAATCCGTTTCCCTCTTCTGCCTGTTTCTCTGTAGAAACACGCATATATGCGACACATTCCATTCTCATTCCTCCATCAGATATAAAAGAATGCGCCATATTCACTACTGACGCATTCTACACTATTATCAATTTTTCGTCAATTAATCAGTTCCGCAATCAGTTTCAAAACCTCTGACGGCAAAACTACATCTTCTGGATTAATTTCTTTCCCATTCTGTGTAAGCACAACTGTCATATAGTCAAACCTCCGATTCTATTTATTTTTGATTTTATTTTTTCAATTCTTCGGCTAACTGTGCGATTACACGCATTTGTCTTTTGTGCTATTTCTGTAATAGTCTTTCCTTTTGTCAACATTTTAAACACTATTAATTCTTCTTCTGTAAAATTTGCGCTTTCAATGATGCTTTCAAGTTCTGGTCTTGTAAGCTCTGAAAAACGCACTTATTAGTTCACTCCTCTCCTATTTACTTTTTGCACATTCATTACAGTAAAATGCATCCTCATTTCCATAATAAACGCCATTTTGATAACTGCCTTTAATGCAACGTATTTTTCCGTCCTGACCTCTCTGCTCTGTCAGAATGTATTTACCACACTTCTTACAATTAATATCCTGTTTTTCTGATTCCATAAAATTATCTCCTAAATCTCAGTTTAAGTTACCTTTTTCCTTTTCTTCCAACAGCAGATTTAATAGCTTTTCTGCATAATTTCTTAACTCACTTTTACTAGGCATTTTAGAAAAATCAAAATCTATTTTTTCGTCAAGATATGATAATATATCCTTGCTCTTTACATGGTCTATTTCTAACAAATCACACAAAGTATCGTGTAATTTTATTCTATGCTGTTCTAAACCATATAAAGCAAGCATTCCACCATCTTTCATGTCTTCCATACACCATACTTGATGTAAATACTCTTCACATAAATCCAAAACTTCTGTTCTGTTCATATTTTTATTTATCCTTTACTATTTTAGTTACTGACATATTTACTTTAGTTACCGCCTAAATCCTTATTCTATGACGAATCCACTAATTACCTCTTGTCCAACCCTGTATATGTACAGGATCAAACGCTTGCATGCACTTGGGACACATTGGAAACAAACCATTACGATAGTTACTTTCCATATCCCTAAAAACTTTATTCCTTCTCATTCTTTGAAATTCCTCATCTGCCAGCTTAGCATAACTCTGCGCCTTAGATAACATTCTTTGTTGCGTTTCCTCAATATCCTCATGCATTTCTGCCAAATGTACAAGTGCGTCAAATGCATCAATAACCGCTCCGCAATCGCTGCAAGTAACTATCCTGTTGGTGGTATCTACTTCATAATGTGGTGGATTGCATTTGCATATTTTACCTCTGGCACGATTGATTCTTACAAACTCAAAAGATACTATGTCACTCTTCATAAGCGTTACTCCTTAAATCTCAGTTTAGATGTTCATAACACCAGATTTCCATCCTGCTTTTTTAGCCTCTTCTGAAAGAATCTCATTTTCTTCAGCTATAGCCATACTTTTTTTAGGTTTACATCTTCTTTTCTCTGTACATTCTTTATTTAGCCTTACACACCATCCACATGGTGTTTCATATTGGCAAAACATTGTTCCAAACATATTACATTCCTCCGCTAAATCCTTAGTTTAGTTCATCGAGACTTTCCTGCAATTCTTTGTAGTAATTGATTTGATCAATGCAATGATTATCTAATGTATCAATCATTTCTCTCTTGGCATCTTCTAGTGTTTCTGCTTCCATTGACTCCATATGACCATCAATTACTGACTGCCATCCTATCTCTTTACCACAGTAAACAATACTGCCTATTGTAATGCTGCCATAAAAAGCGACTATATCAAATTGCCTTTCCCAGTTATCCTGTTCTGGATTAACTTCTTTCCATTCCATTGTACACATACTTTCACCTCAAATTCTTACCAAAGTGGTACTCCTATATTGGATGTAATATCTTCGCAATCATCACAATTATCGCATTCACCGTCACAGCCTACATTGTCAATATCTTCCTCGTCCATATCGGAGCACCACATATTCATTACTTTGCACCATTTCATAGTTGTCTTACTCCTTGTCTAAATCCTTATTCCTGTGTTTTTAACACATTCAAGATACCAACTACTGCTTTATCCCAGAATACATTTACAAAATCCTCAACAGTGCAAATCGTGTCTCCGTCCCAATCTACGATAGTGGCATCATCTACTTGGCATAATTCACACCCAGATTCTTTCAACACTTCGTTTGCACATTCTGTCACAACCGTCTGCGTATCGGCATAGTCACAGCCTCTGTTTAAAATATCCTCAAGTTCTTCTATTGTTTTCTTTGATATTTTCGCCATTCTTCTACCTCCGCTAAATCCTTATTTAGTCTAATACTCACTATCGCATCTGCTTTCAATCACCATACCAACAATCAGAACAATCACCGTCAGTACAGCTTTCCATGCATCACTCATTTTTAATTCCCTCCCAGTCGATTCTCTGACCGCAATTTTCACAATACTTCTTTTTCCTCTGGTCATGAATCCTGCCATGTACAATAATTCTTTCTCCAACAACCGATTTGCATTTAGGACAACGCCAGAAATTACTTTCAGTCTGTTTTATTTCTCCATGCCCATCTGAATAATCAATAGCCATACAACCTTTTTCATACATACTTAAAATTGGCTTCTTTCTGCTCTGCTTCTCTCTTGCTTCCAACAGGGATTTAAAGGTAAATTCCTGTTTTACGCATTCATCCTCAAACTGTATATATTCCCTAATATGGTCTACTGTCAGATTTCGCTTAGATAATTCAGATTCAAGTTCTTTATACTTCTTGGCTGTTTCAAGTGCCTGTATTGCCATATCTAATGCTTCGTTCAAAATATAATAACCGCTTGTAGGCTTGTTATCTTTTATTGCCTTGATTGCTTCATTCTCTGTCATTCATTCCACCGCCTTTCACAATCTCGATTGCTTTACAAATAACTCCTCTAATCCCAAATTCCTCGATATCATATCTTCTTTTTAGTTCTTCCAACTGTTCCACAACCTTGTCCACATCATAAGCCGTCGGATATTCTTCTAGTAAATACAATACTGCATTTGTATTCACTAAAGTTCCATTGCTTAAAGTAACCGATTTTAAATCTTTCTTTAGTGCATCTGCATCAATCAGTCTCATTATTTTTCATCTCCTATTACCCTCCAAATACGCCGTTGCATCTTCATGTCCTGCCAGTCTAAGCGCATTAATGATACCTGTTACCTTGTCCACATTTCCGACTCTTGCATACTTCTTGAAAGCGTTCTTGAATGTTCCTGACTGTTCAAATAAACAATGGACTTTCATTCTAAATCTACCAAAAGGAAACCTCGGTTTTATGTGCGCACAACCTATTCCTTTCTTTGATTTTTAGTTAGTTACCGTGGTTTTCTTCCTGTATGAAAATACTCGTCATAAGCGTCAACTGTATCGCGTATTTCAACCATAGCCATATCAAGTGTTACATCTTTTTTATCCAAGGCTCTTTCTGCATAATCTTTAATTCTCATCATTAAAGCCTGTGCCATTACTATCTTTGCATTGTCACTCACTCTGAATCACTCGCTTTCTTATCATTAACAATCTTTATTTTTCTGCCACAAGCATTGCAGTAAATATCAATGCCTGTCGCACAACTAAGCCTTATTTTTCCACAGCCTGTATTGTAAATAGGCATTCCATGTGGTGTATCAACAATCTTCCATTCACAGAATTTATTTTCTTCTGTCTCTGCAATTTCAATGGCAAAATCAAGTATTTGTTCGTATTCCGCATAGTCATTTTCTTTGTATGCTTTCTGCAAATCTCTTAATTTGTCTGCGATTACACCCATTAACATCACCAACTTTCAATAAATCCATAAACGCTAAGATTTGTTCGTCTCATTCTTACCTCTCTTTCTGACCGATTTTTCCGTTCTTATTGCAGTCTATCGGTGTACCAACAGGTAAATCATTCACATTCATGTTATTTCCAAGCCTTTCTCTATCTTGTCATAATCGTAATTGTTCTGTTCTTTACAATTAAAGCTGTTCCTATTATAAGAAGTCTTTTTCTCTTTCTTCTTGGAATCCTGTATGCACCTTGTAACCATTTTAGATTCATCGAACGTGTATGCCTTATTCTTTTTCAATCCCAACATGGATTTTTCCTCAACGTAATCAGTCGGCACGTATCGGTCAGATTGTATGTAATTATGCATCTTCCAGTGCTTTATCACGATGATTCCACTATCAAATGTCAGAACAAATGACTTGGCGATCAGCAGCCTAAAATCATCATCAGAAGCACCGCACATCCGCTGAATCTTCTTCGGGTTGTTCACAAATCCGTCATCATCCGCATTCATGCAAAAGTGAAAGTATAACATCTGCGTACTACTTGGCATTTCCAGGAACGCATCACTTTCTGTTATCTTCTTCGTGAACATTCTTCGTTCTGCCGTACTAATCACTTCCTTACTTCAAGTTCTTTGTCTTAATTATTGCAAAAGTTCGGGATTGCTCTAATACCTTGATATTTCTATCTTGCTATTCAATATGGTATTAAGTTCATTGCTAAGTAAATCAAACTCACGCTTCACTAATGATTGCGCTTCATTTATCGCAGCTATTACAGATGTACTGTTTAATTTTCTATCCACAATACCTAGTGTTTGACAATTCATGTATAATGTTTCCCCGCAACCGCATAGTGTGTGAACACATATATATAATCTTTTGTTGTCACCTCTGTAGATAGTTCCTGTTTCAACTGGCTCTCCATATTTTGCATTGCTTATGTATTTCATATTTTCTCCTATTCTGCTTCTGATTGAAGCCATTTCTCTATTTCTGTTACCGAACACATTGCAATGCCGTTCCTAATAGTCTTAACGCTACCCTCTTCATAAGTTTCTATTGAACATATAAAATCAAGCAACTCTTCATCCGACATGTTCCTTATCCTGTCGGCATTTGTCTGCTTGCTATCACATCCGCAACAAGGCTCATTATCTCTTGAATTGCTGTTGCGCTGGCAGTTACAGTCGTGTGCCTTTTCCTTTGTGGCTAAGTCAAGGTAATATTTCAAATCTTTTATCAAACTGATAGTTCCGTAGAGTTGTTTTTCCTCAAGCATTTCAAAAACTTCCGATATTCTTCTATCAAAGTCACGCTTGTTTACACTTTCAAGAATCTTACTCATTTTCTCCACCTCTCAATTCTTTCAACTTCTTAAATTAAGTCCGCCGCACCTAATACAATAAAACTTTTTATATCCTCTGGCATATTCACACAAATAACCACAATGTCCGCAATATTCTCTTCCGTTACTACCAAATGATGTTTTTTTAGGTTCTGACACATTTTTTCTCTCGAACAACTCTCCATGTTTGCAATCTATACAATAACCATAATCTTCTTTATACTTGCAAATATTACAATCAATCATTGTCATACCTCAATTCTTTCAGTTTTGCTTCGGCTTCGGATTTTGTGAGAAATACGGTTTTACCAAAATTCTTCAAATTTGTTACAATCCAATCAAGGCTATATGCTCTCATGTCTTGCACATAATTTTCTTTTTTGCTGTCACACTCATACTCGCACCCTTGGCAACTATATTCGTCAAATTCCTCATTGCTAAATGTGCATTTAGTGTATCTGTTGAAAATACAATAAACTGCATCTCCCACTTTACAAGGCAACTTGATAAGTCTGCCCTGTTCCTCTAAATTCTCATAATCAGCAAGTTTTTTAACCATATCTTCAACAATTCCGCAATTGCAACCGCTGGTAATGCATCCAATGCAATACGTGCTATATGGAATTTTTACTCCTGCGCAAGAATTTTCTCCATATTTTCTGTTTGTTAATCTCTCCATTACTGCTCCTTTCTGCCATTTAATCGTTCTCCTCATATGTATTTTCAGAAATCAAAGTCATAAACTTCTCATACTGCTTTTCAGAAACTTTGTTACCCTGTTTCTCCGGCTTTAAACGAATTTCAAGGTGCTTTTCTGCAATACTGGATAATTCCCTTGCAAGGTTGATTTTCCCTTGTCTAATGCCGTCACGATAACCCTTAGTGGGTCTGTATTCATCAATCTTGGCTTTTCCCTCTCCCTGGCTACCGCTTGTCTTGTTACGCAACTGATAGCCATAATCGGCATAGGCTTTAATATAGTGCTGTTCCTGCTTATCCAGTTCTGATATTGGGAAATTCAGAAACCCGATTTTCCAACCGTGAGGGTTATCATCAGTATATAATCCATGTTTCTTCAGGCTAAGGTCTATATGCTGATACCCTACAAGATGTTGTGCAAGACGTTGTAAAATATGTACAGCTTGTCCGATATAAGCGTATCGAAAGCCGTTTTCATCAGTTCTTGTCAAGAAATAGATACCGCTTTCATCCGTAAGGCTAGGGTTTACTTCCAGTAACCGTTTACGGTTCTTTGATTCTATTGCATATCTCTGTCTTGGATTCTGCAAGATAAATCACGCTCCCTTTTAGTTAAATGGTAATTCTTCATCTATTCCATCTGGTATATTCATAAACCCGTCCCCGCTTGGAACTGCACTTCCGTTTTCCTGTTCACTGCTACTGCTCTTACTTTCTGCAAACTCGATTGATTCAACCATACAGTCGTTTGTATAAATGGTGTTACCGTCCTTGTTCTTATAGCTTCCAGTCTGCCATCTGCCATGAACTTCAAACTTTACGCCTTTTCTTCCGTACTTCTCGACAAATTCAGCCATTTTCCCAAATGCCGTACAGTTGATAAAATCTGCATTTGCCTGTCCTTCCTGTTTGAATCTGCGATTTACTGCAAGGCAGAATTTTGCAAATGGCTTATCTGCCGCATATCTTACTTCTGGCTCTCTTGTCATTCTTCCTGATATATCTACACTGTTCACTGTATTTCTCCTTTCTCTACTGCTTCTAACTGTTCTCTTAACTGTTTCACCCTTTTTTCTGCATCAGATATTTTTTTATTAATTGTTTCAGTGAAAATACTTCTAGCAAGAAAATCATCTTTTTCAAGCAATATAACAGTGTCCCCCATTCGTTTACCAATATATTCTTTACTTATTTTTCTACAATAAAAATCTCTAGGGCGTACATGCAGCAAATAAGTCTTGGGCTTCTCGTCAGCTTCACTCTCTTCAAGCTGAATAAATAGTTTACCATTATATGGTTCTTTCAGTGTATAAAAATACAATTTCATTGATTTAATCCCTCACTTTCTCCTAAAACGGACATTCATCCGCATTTCTAAGTTCCCATTCCATACCGCCTTGTGCAACGCTCACATTTGCACTAGGAACGATTTTCTTAATCTCTTCAATAATTCTATCCTTATCGCAAGTTTCTTTCGCTGTGTGGCATAATATGACGTTCTGCAATGCATCTGACTTATTTGTTTCTACAATCCCTTTGCAAGTTTCCAGTTCGCAATGACCTAGAATCTTATGCTCGTAATTTGGGATATCCATGTCCACCATATCCGCTATGTAGTTGCACTCAATCAACATGTGATCTACCGCCTGTTTCCTAAAATTGTAAGGGCAATACTCCATGTCGGTCATGTATAATAGCTTCTGTCCGTCTACCTTGATGTAAAATCCGTAATTGGTAGTTCCGTTATGTGGCAACTGGAAACACTGGATTGTGAAACTACCGTATTTCTGCATCTTCGGATTTTCTTCTTCATATGGTTTCCATACTGGGATTCCCATTTTCTCTATTACGTCTGCGCTTTTGCTGTGGTCTTTATGAGTGTGTGAAACCACACACCCGACCACATTTCTGATATTCCAGTCCAGTCCTTTCTTGATATCCATAATCGGTACGCCACAATCAAGAATAAGGGATTTACCGTTGGAATCTGCTAGTATGTAGCAGTTGCCTTGTGAACCACCGGAAATACATTTAAGTTTCGTTTTAACTACACCTCGATTTCATCATCCTGTGGAAACTGAAAGACAGCATTGTTGATAAAATCTACTTTTGACGGCTGATTATCTGCTCGCACCATAACACCGCATTTCTTCAATCTTTCAAATTCCCTTGCCATATCTTCTGAAACATCAACATTCTGCATTACGATAGGCATACCGATATATGTCTCTCTAAGCATTTCCATGGCTTTCTTTGCCTTTTCCTCGGTGGAATATTCTGCAAGTCTTCTGTATGACGCTTCGCTATAATCACAAACTATGTGATAAATATTACGGTACTCATCTTTTATAACACATACTGAATAACGCTCGTATGGAACATCCGATGTTCCTTCCTGTGAAATTAATCTCATACCCTATTCCTCCATAAAACTAGGTGTTTCTTCCACCTCTGTTGCATCTGTGTCAATTGCTTCTGTTTCTTCGGGAAAGTCTACTGTGTTGGCGTTCTCGGCGATATCTTCCTGTGCCAACTGATAAACTTTGTCCATTTCAATCTGCGCCTGTCTTGCCATAGGGTCATAATTCTTAGGATATTTACGTGTTGCATTGTTACACATCTTCCTCTGAATCATGCTTTCTGGCGTATCAAGCCATGCACCGCTGATATACGGTCTGGCTACTTCACACTGCAACATATCATCCACTGTCGCACACGCTCTTAAAACATCTAAGATTTCATTTTTCTTAGCCTTGATTTCCTCTTTCTGCTTCGGAGTTGCCTTGTATCTATCCTCACAGATACCAAACGTGGCATTAATCATGTTTTGCTTGACGTGTGCTAAAAGGTTGACCTTAACACTGTCTCTGTCTGCCATAAGGTATGTTACTGTTCCGTCTGTCAGTTTTACAGGATATACAACTCTTACAGCCTTACTTGACAATCCTTTTTCTTCCCATTTCGGGGGCGTAACTTCCAGACCTTTATGCTTGGGTGGTATATATTCGTCTCCTTCTTTTATGACCCAGAACGGATAAACCTTGTCAACGTCTTTTCCATAGTTGGAAAGTAATGAGTCATAGCCTGTTCCCTCAATACCCATTTCAACGACCTTTACCCACTCATTTCCCTGCTTAACGCTTCGTAACTGGAAGTAACACTCTCTCGGATATGCGCTCGCATTCAGTTTAAGGCTTGCACACTGCTCTACAATCTGTCTAAGGTTGCTTGTATCAATGCTCCTCATGTCTGCCTTATCATCATTCTTAACAAGTGTATAAATGCTTGTCATAGCTTCCATTGCGCATTTTTTTGCGTAATCATCAAATTTTACCCCACACGCTTCATAATCTCTTGCAATAAGTCCTGTGATTTCATTTGACCACTGGCTTAATGATGTTGTAAATTCTTTTTTTTCTGCTAATGCCTGTTTTGTATCTGCCATAATTATTCCTCACTTTCATTCTTCTTCATTTCTGCTAACATCTTTTTTGCATCTTCCAGTGTAAGAAGTGCATATTGAGAACCGATTGTATCTGGAGCTGTAAAAAATTCATCAATTCCAAGCATTACAAAAATGTCACCGTCTTTGTCAATTCCAATAGCTTGTACTTTTTCGTCCTCATTGTACTGTTTAATGCAAAGTCCTTTGTTTCCGTCATCGTCCTCATCAGTAATCCAATACAGCCTATCTCCAATTTTGCACGGAAGAGCTAACAGTCTGCCCTGTTCCTCTAAGTCCTCATAATCTGCCAGTTTGGTAAGAATATTAATGCAATATTCATTAAGTCTGTCAAAGTCTCTATCAATAAGAGGTTCTTTTGAAACTCCTTTACCCGTTCTAGTTCTTTCTTTACGTGTCAGTCTTTCCATTTAAACCACCTCTAACCTCTCGTTTTCATTTACAATCAGCATAACCAACTGTGAATCAACCATTTCAGCAACATTTAACTGATTATCATCGTCAAGTGACTCCGAATCATCAAGAAACACTGGCGTGCTGATTCCACACATTTTCTGAATCGAATTGCAGATATCCACTCTTCCTAAAATCCTGTTACCCTTGTTGCTCATGGTCGTAAGAATTGATTTACCCTCTACAGTAGGTATGCAAACGGATTTATAATTACCGTTCTTTGCTGTGTCAAATAACTGCCATTTAACTAATGAGAAGTGGCTATTGACCGCATCTGTCAAGGCTTCATTCTTTGCTCTGTCTAACTGATCTAACAGGGCAAGTATTTTCTCTGCATCCGTTTTCGCCTGTTCCAAGTCTGTTTTCTGATTTCTAAGTTCTTCCAGTCTTGCTTCATCAGATTCCGTATTTGTAGAAGCTATTTTCTTTTCAACCTCTGCTAACTGCGCTCTGATTTCAGATTCTTCCAGCTTCAAAGATTTCTTAATATCTGAAAGTGACGTTGACTGCTTCAATAATTCTTCCTTACGGACAATTTCAGCCTGTACAGACTTATAATCTTCTCTGTCGTGGATATCAACATACTGTGGGATAGACTCTAACTTTGTTGTCATTTCTGCGTATTCTTTATTTACAGTGTTCAAATTTTTGTTTAAATCAGATAACAACTGTTCTTTATCTTTTAATAACTGCTGTTCTTTTTCAATCTCTCCTTTAACCTTGAATCCGTCCGTCTCAATTTTACCGATTCTATCAGTTTTTGACTTTTCAAAGGTTTCCATGAGATTCTTAACATCTTCTTCCGGCAACTCTCTGTGACAGGTAGGGCATATAGCTGTATTTGAATCAAATTTCTCTGCCTTGACCGCTTTCCACGCATTCCACAGTCTTGTCTTTTCCTCTGTCAATTCTGCAATCTTCTTATTGCTGTTGGAAATTTCATTCTCTGCAAGCCTGATACTGGATTTCAGACTGTTAATTTCAACGCTCTTATTCATCATGGTTGCCCTAAGTTCTGCCCTTTGTACTTCTAACTCACTGTTAGCCGTATTCTGCATTTCAGAAAGCTTCATTTGTAACTGCATAATATCCTGTGTAGCCTTATCATACTCTGCCAATAAGTTTTCATTCCCATTCTGCTTGTAAAGGTTCTGTTCAAGCTGTTCCTGTAATGCATTTTTCTGTAAGACAAGTTCTGCTGTGTCAATGTCGGATTTAATCTGAATATCACGTTCTTTTTCCTTGATCTGACCGTCCAAAACAGGGATTTCCTTAGTAATCTTTGCCTTAGTAGCCTTGTTCATTGCAGATAATTCCTCTGCTGTGTACTTTTCCAGTAAACTAGCCAATTCAGATAAGTCCTCATTCCCCTGTGCAATATCCAAATCTGTGATAGCTCCAACCTGTGAGAACAAAAATTCTCTCATTTCAGACGGTTTCTTATCAAGAAATGCATTTATATTACTGCACATTTTCCATGTGGCAATGTCGATTTCAAAGTAATCATTGAAGTCTCTAAGAGTCTTTGGAACATCATTGATAAAATATTTGTTATCGTCCTTGTAACTGCTACCGTCTTTACTGTATGTACGTTTCTGCACTTTCTTAGCCGTAACTTCCTTACCTTCAATATCCAGTACTGCTGTGACTGCTGTGTCCATATCGTCTACGCTCTTGCCGTCAACTGTTCTTCTAACCACTGGATTGTCATTTAATTCATAGTCACAGTTGAAAAGCAGCCATGTGTAGGCATTCACAATACTGGACTTGCCCTTGCCATTCTTCCCCATAATCTTCGTCAGTTCTGAAAAATCAAATTCTGCCTGTGCATACATCATGAAATTTTCAAGAATCAGCTTCTTTAATCTAATTACCTTACACATCGTCAAACTCCTTTCCTTCTGATGAATCAAACAGTTTCTTTTCTTTCTCTTCCTGCTTGTTTGCTTCTTTATAAAATCCCATGATTCTTAATGCGGTCTTTACGTTGCAAAAGTCCGTATTAACGATATAGTCAACTGCCGCATCAACTCTACTTTCTAAAGCAACTAACTGCTCATACCGTTCCTGCGAAATAGTGACCGTATCGCAGGATTTACTTTTAATCAAATCTTCCACGTTCTCACTCCTAACTTCAATTCGTTCCCGGACAATTCGTAAACTGTCTTAGTCCGTCCGTCTTTCTCATACTGCCTTGACTGGAATCTTCCTTTTATAGTAACTGTCTTCCCTGTTGCTAAATTCTTTGCAAATAAAGCATTTACTGACCACACAATACACGGTATGCAATCCGTTTTTCCATTCTTCCTGGAAGATACCACTAGCAACTCTGCTATGTATCTTCCACTTTGGGTCTGCCTGAACACTGGTTTTTTGACGATAACACCTGTTATTTCTGTGTGGTTTCCATCTGCTTCAAATACCATTGATATAGATTCTACATGGACAAATAACTCTAAGTGCGTCCGTTTTCCGTCAAACACCTGTCTACTATGGATAGCACCTGTTATTTTATGAACAGTTCCGTTTTGAATCTGATTTGCAATCCCTTGTTCTGCGATACATGGAATAATGTCCTCATATCCACTTAGCCGTCTAACAATCATTTGAAAGCTGTAGAATCGGATTTTACCTACAGTGTGGCTGTATTTAGGTTTTTCATTCATCCTGCCGCATAGCGTTATCCTGTTCATCTTCCAGCTCCCTTCTGATGTTGAATGCCAGTAAGGAAACAAAACCGCTGTTCGTTTTGAACTCACTCCCGATATACTTTTTGTAGGTAGGAGTTCTTGAGTCCGCAAGTCCTACTGTGCGTGTTACAACTTTATGAACTGAACCGCCTGTAATTCCATGTTCAGATGCAATTTCGTCATACATATCCTGTAGTTTCTTTGTCGGATTTATTATCTTTCCTACAGTCAGTTCCACGATATAGTAGAATCCACGCATACTGGGTTCTATTCCCATAGATATCAAGGCATTCTCAATTTTTCTTAGCCTGTTATCCATGGCTATTCCTCTTCTACTTCAAATCCGACTACATGACCGTCATTGATCAAGACTCCAACACCTAAGTCCTCACACATTTTTTCTACTTCTGCAATTGTAAAATCTCCCATATCCGTTTTCCTTTCTTCTTATTTAAAATAGCATTGCTTTTGTCAGTCCTCTTGAAGCCGATTTCTGAAACTGCTTCATATCCTCTATTACCTCTGATTCTGTCCTTTGGGAATCCTCTACAGCCTGTGCAATCAGCATTTCTGCTGTCTCCTCGTCAAAGTGCTGTTCAAATCTGAACCGTAGTGCTCTGATGATATTCGCAAGGTCAAGGCACATTTCTGTATCTTTACCGATAAAATCCACTTTTGAATCATTTGCTATAATCATGATCCCACCTCTTCTATTCTGCTAACTTAGCCATTTTCCAACTGGTTATATCGTTACTCTCACATGCGCTCCAAGATGTTGTCCCTTCATCCCATGCGTACACCATTCCGTTCTCGTATTTTGCAAAATGTCTTTTTCCCCACACATCCTCTTTGTAATCTCTTACTAAAATCGGTGTATCGACCGCAACCTTACTCCAATCAACAGGCGGTTCTTCATATTCCTTTTTGTCTATTGGCTCTTCATACAAAAGTGTGTCACATCCATTATCAGTTCCTATTATTATTTTGTAATCAGCTTTGGCATCTGCCGGATATTGCATTAATTTCTTCATAAGTTCGTATATTGTCAAATCTTTTACCTCTCTCTAAGCGCAGTACTCAATTTCATACTCTGAAACTATTTTTGTAAATATCTCACGCAATTTCTTATCTTCCTCAATTACATCCATGCGATTCAACTTATTAATTTCTGTTTTCGTGCATCCATTATCAGTCATGCGCTGTTTACGGTTTCTTAATCTGGTAGACAAATCGCATCCTGCTCTACGTTCCAATTCACAATACATTTCTGTACGTAAAAGATTAAATGGTGTAGATGCACTTTTCTGAATACGATTAAATTTAACATTGATTTCATCACGCCAATTATCGAGAACAGGTTTTACAGCTTCTTTGATATGTTCAGTTGTCTCAATGGCTTTCTGTGCTGTTTCCTGTGCGATAGCAATTTGTTTATCACGTTCCTTGTCAGCAAGTTCTTTCTGAACCATTTGATTAAGAAGTCCTTGCAATGCTTGCAATTCTGGAGATAACTGATCGTTGACACTTTGATGTACATTAAAATAAGAAGAAACTAATTTTCTTTGCACTTCCCATGCCAAATCATCCGTGAATGACTTGACCAACATCAGATAGCCCTGTTCGGTAATTAGTGCTTTGCTCATAAAATCCTTGTCAGATATAGGAAACATGCGGCTTGTACGAATTTCGTCTGCGCTTACAATGAAGTAATCTTCTCCCTCAACAAAGCGTGCTTTGTTCGTATTAAAATTTCTTTTCGCTGTTCCGTCCGGTCTTTCGTGAACCATGTCAATGTCCTTAAACGTGACCACTCTTTTTCCTTTGTACTCTTTTATGGAAATATCAGCATTTCCGATGTGAATTAATTCGTTCAATTCTTCTCCTTTCCTAAAAATAAAATTTTGTAAAATGCAGGAACAATTTTAACAAATTGTAAACCTACTATTCTTTGCTTTCGGAAACCTCTTTTTTCGCAGAATTTTCTGCCATGTTCTCTACTTTTCCTAAGATATATCCCTTGTCGAAGTCCGACATTTTAGGAATAGCATCTTTTAACTTCTCAACAATCTGCTTTTCCTTTTCACTCATTCAATTCACTTCCTTTCTGTGGTATACTCTCCTTATATTTTTATAAGGAGGTGAAATAATTTGCATTGTAATGACTACGCATCTGCTTATGCTATTTCTAAAATTTGCGGTTACAATGGAACGTTTGACGATTTTAAGAATCTGTACGACCAATACTACTCTGAAATCATCAATTCTCTTCCAGAAGAAAAACCGCAATTAGCAAAAGCCGAAGCAGTTAGCAATCCTTTCCATAGTAAGAATTGCTTCTAAAAGGGGAAATGGCGGTAAGGACTTTGATAGACAAATCAATATTTGTTTCCTCGATTTTCTTATCGCCATCTATAATGCTTTGGTAGTCCTCAATAACATCCATGGCAATGTGCTGCGCCAGCTCGTCAATTCCTAAAAAGCGTGAATCAGCTTTTTGTACTATGGATGCACTTCCATTTTTGTCTAAGACTACATACCTCTGTTTTTCCATGTTTTCACCTCCTTTTTATTTTAGTTTGACTTTGTGTGATTATACTATCATACTTTGTATGTTTTGTCAACTATAAATAGTTTGACTTTGTGTGATTTTTATGATATTATTCAATTACAGTAAAGGAGGTGATTGATACGTCAGAAAGAATAAAAGAATTGCGCAATAAATTGGGATTAAAGCAAGAAGATCTTGCTGTTTCTTTGGAATTGACTAAAAATTATATTTCTTTAGTTGAAACAGGAAAAAGAAAATTATCTCCGCAATCAGTCGAACTTCTTTGTACAAGATATGGTGTAAACAGAGAATGGCTGGAGAATGGAAAAGGAGAAATGTTTTTAACCAAAGGCGAAGAAATTTCCGCAATGATAGGTTCTATTCAAAATGAAAGTGATGATAACTTTAAGAAAAGGCTTATCACAGCATTATTAAAATTAGATGATGATGGGTGGAAAAAATTAGAAATTCTTATTGATATGATTTCAGAAAAAGGAAAATAAAAAAATAGCCAAGGGCAATGCGCAAACCCTTGGCTATTTTTTACTTTAACAATCCCAATATGTAAAGAAAAATTAATTTTAATTGATAATTGTTGTCGCATTTTTGTATTTTTTCTATTATTTCTCTCTTGTAAAATTCTGCATCATTGCCATTATCCCCTGTCATATCCTTGCCCTCTCTGCAACTATGTAACCCACTCATGCAACCATCCTCTCTATAATGTTTGTACTAATTATAGAATGTATGTTTGCATATGTCAACAAATAAATCAAACGTCTGTTTGCAATGTTTGGTAATTCGGGCGGCATGAAATGCCACTAACATACCGCCCCGACCAGAACTTGAAGAACCACATCACTGTGGACAAGTTTATTGTACGTCTATAAGTGCAAGGATTCAAGAAAATACGTTCGCCAAATTTCGACAACACGCTCTAAAAAAGTCGATATCGTGGCTTTTCTTCTTTGAATATCCAGTACCGCAAATAATCGTCCAGGATAATCGCAAGCGTTCCTACGGCTATCCACAAAAGGCTGAATGGTAGGCATATCTGCCCTAACAGGTTAAATGGCATATTGCTGTAATCCCAGACATTCCAACCTAACCAGATATTCACGATAAGACCGCATAGAAACTCTAACAGGGTGATTACTGTCGCAACCTTTATTGATTGCAGGATAAGCGGATAATCCCAGTCTGTATGTTCGTTCTGCTCTCCTGCATACAGGAAACAAAGACCACCCAACAGGAACATTGTCCAATGGCTACGACCACGGTACAGCAGTTCAATCATTACGTAGAGAAAGCCACCTATTGCAAACAGGATAAGTGGCTTAATGACCTTACGCAATACCTTTACTTGCGTAGATATCCGCAAGCACTTCTGAACGGTATTCTTTAGGAATTGTCATGCCGTAGGTTACGTTTTGGACGGACGTTGAATCTTCCATTGAATTGATATAGATACGCAAATCCCTGAAATACGTAACTGCAAATGTAACAGCCTGCATAGCTGTTTCTGTAATCAATGCCATATCCGTATTACTGTAGTATTTACATGGTTCATTCACATCTGAAGTATGCCACGGTATCTGTGTTTCTCCCTGCGCAACCTTAGTCTGCAATCCCATAAGGCTTGTTTGGTCGTGATCTGTCAACGTAAAATGTTCAACTGTTCCGTTTGATAATGTAACATCAACACCGTTTTGGATTGATTCCTGCTGTGCAGCATTCATTTCTGCAATCTTCTGCTCTTTCAGTTCGTCAAGTGTCGGTTCAACAGGCGTTGGCTGTGGCTGTTCCTCATAAACAGAACCGTCATTGGAAAGCTGATAACCGTTATACTCTGCGGTTGTATCATCATTCCTGTAAACGGTATTATATCCGTGGTAAGAATCGCCGCCAATATCCAGTTCTCCTTTTTCGTCTAAGAACAAATCAAATCCGCTTGTGTCAACGGTAACTAAATCCGGGAATTTCAATGTTACTACGTGTTCCGATTCCGGGACTACGATACACTGGATTATTTTTTGTGAATCTAAAAATTTTAGGTATGCCATGTGCGATACCTCCTTTCTTTTATAAATTAAATAGTAATTTATGATAGATATACTAATATATTGTTTGCATTTATCAATATAACATTAAAATTATCATTAGACTCGCATATTAAATGTGCATAACCAAAATTATGGTATCCTGAATGCGTTGCATATGATTTAATATTTTTAAAACTATTTTGTCTATAACTCTCTGCATCAACAGCTATTGAAAGAGATTGAGAACCTTGATAGCCCATACTAATAATCATTGCGTATTTAGTACATGGTACTGTATAAGTTTGATAATCATATCCTTTAGGCACATATGTAATTGAAGTAAAATTTTTACAATATGCATGATCATTTGATAATTCCGATACGAAAAATATAGCAACTGCCGTTTTTGTTCCAGATATAGTAATACTATTACTATTAGCCTTAAACCAAAATATACAAAAATTATTGGTTGAATCCCCCATTGATTTTTCTATCGTTGCGTTATTTATTGATAATTTGGATATATTGCATCGACCTGCTCCATTTGCATCTTTAAAAACAGCCATATAATATTTATTTTTTTCTACAGTTATTGTATGGCTATCATTATTGTAATTTCCTGTATATAATGGACTATATGCAAAGTCTGGTTTATTCCCTAAATTACTACTTAATGCCTTAACTGCCAATGCCCCAGCGATATACCCTGCTTTGGTATTTGCCTTTATCGTGTCCAGATCATCTATAATCTTGCTTGCGTCTGCCGCATTGTTCACAGCTTCATTTGTGGCATTTATCTGCGCCGCTCCGAATGTACTCCCAACCTGTTTATAATCCGTCACATCTTCAAAACTGACTGTACCATCACCGTTCTGAATCATTTTGAATCTACGCTTGCCGTTCATATTTTCTTTCAATATATCGTCCTTAAAATTGACAGGTAAATTTGCCTTTGCCATTATTTTATACCTCCCTTTTCTTGTCCTAATCTCATGGGCAATCTATACATTGTAGGTTCGGTCACTGTCTCTTTGACAGCAACCGATATTTTAAATACTTCCTTTGTATTTACTGGATTCTTGGAAATTGTAACATTTGTTATTACTACGCCCATAAGCACCGCCTAATCCGTAGCCTTAACGGTTACTGTAAATACTTCTCCTGTGCTTACTGGGTTAGGGATGATTTCTACAGAATTGATAACAGGTGCCGCTGTATCTAACGTCACAATCCTTGTAACACTGGAAGAAAGACCGCCGTTATCTGTGGCAGTGACAACAATTGTATTCGCTCCCTCTTCCAAAGTAATTGTTGTGTTAAAATTGCCACTTGAATCTACTGTGACATTAGTAGCCGTACCGCCATTTAGCATAACTGTAACCGATTTGACTCCTGCTGTAACATCACTGGTCTTGCCTGTTACTACACAAGATGCGTTATTGGTAACAAGATTATTAGTCGGTGCAGATACAGATAGTGTAGGTGGCGTTGCGTCCACCTTAAACGTTACTGTACGCTGTGTGGCGGCATTTCCATCATTGTCCTTAGCATTTACCTTGATAGTGTGGTTTCCGTCTGTAAGAGCCGTAGGAATCGCATAAGAGCATGAATATCCATTTGTTATTGCGGTCTTAGTAATTCCGCTTGTCACAGCACTTCCACCGTCAACCGTAATGATGATACTGTTAGGATTAACACCGCTGTCTGCATCTGTAACCGTGAAATTAACTGTAGGATTTGTGTTATTAGTTACTTGGCTTTCTGTAGGTGAACTAATTACAATGGCTGGCGCAGTGGTTTCTTTTACTTTTAATTTCAGCTTGTTTCCCAGTGTTGCGTTAGTATCATTGATTGTGGTACTGTTTCCTGCGCTGTCTGTAGCTTTAATCGTGACAGGGAAGTAATGACCGCTGTTATTATTGTAAGAACTGGTACTTGGTGCTGTAACACTTGCTTCATACAATCCAGTAGAGCTATTCAGAGTCAGATTGTAAGTAGTGCCTTTGATTGTTGCTTGTACGCTTGATATAGCCATTTATATTCTTACCTCCCTAAATGCTCCCAGTCTGAATGGCAATTTCCTAAGAGTGGCTTTCTGTCTCTCCAAAAGGTCATTCATTTGCAACGTAGCCGACTCTATACGGTTCAATTCATCCCATTTGATAAACTGTCCGTTATCAAAGAATCTTTGTGATACGCCGTAGTCTTGTGTGAATATGTTCTTATTAATTGTTTCAAGGTTGCTTTCAAAAGCATTAAAAGCCGCCGCCGTAAACCATCCAGTATAATCTTCAATATCTGCGCCCATATCCAAGATTGAAAACTGCTTATATACTTCCTGTGCCAGTTCATACAGATAAGTCAGATTGTTCTTAATACGGTTATAGTCCACATAATTGAATCGGTCATTTGTAGTCCAATTAGTCTTAGGAGTATGCCATAAGCTTACTTCCGCTACAGTTGTTTTATCTACGGTTACATTTCCTGCATCATCATAGGCAGACACCGTAACAGGATAATCACCCGATTCTTTAGGTGCTGTAAGGCTTCCAGTATATGTTGAATTGCTATGTTTTAAATCGGTTGTATCGTCAGCAACCGCCGCTGTTACTTTAGTTATTGCCAATTACAGCACCGCCTTTCTTGCTTTCATTGTTCCAGACCACGCACCATTGAATGATATCTCATTTTGGTACGTCCTAATCATGGTTTCTCCACGGTCTTTTAATTCCAGATAATATAAGTCGTTAGCATCTGTCCTGGGGTCTCCACGCCATTTTATCTGATAATCCACATCTCCTAAATAATAGCTTGCAAGCCATTCCTCTAGGTCTTTGGCTAATTCTGTAGTACTGATTAACGGATTTTTCCATGTCTTAATATCCCCGTTGTCATTATGTGTGACCGTGTAGCCGATTTCTTCGGTAACGTACTCATATCCTTTAATTACATACTTAACAATCGTTTCTTCCGTAATACCGCTAAACTGTAGAGTCGCATAATAACTGCTACTGTCTGTAATCTGTACCGATATAGTGCTTGGAATCGGATTTCCACCGTCATCTGTTCCGTTATCAATTACTGCTGTCAGTCCGTAACATGGATTTTGGAAGTATACCGTATGCACATTGTTAGCATGGCTAATGGTAATCTCTTCTGTGGAGATATCCTTATTCTCACTGGACGCACGATACTGTGTCTTTACTACGCTGATAGCCTTGATTTTATTTTGTCTCACTGCTGTAGGGCTGGCTGTCATGTCATTTCTTGTGATATGGTAGTCAGTGACATCCCCAACAGTGATATTATCTACTGTGATTCTGCTATTCGGCTGTGCTTTTGTAAATTCTAACACCATTTTGTCAAACAGATTAAATTGTTCAAATGTGGTATATTCCAGTTCCCCGCCCTGCTCTACCGTGTAGCTGTCCACCTCTAAATCTTGGTAATATGTCGTTACCTTAAACTGATCCGGTGCAACATTCCTGAACTCTATCTGTAATCCATACGCTACAAATGCCGCTTCAAGATTAATGGTAATCTTTGGATTCTCTGTAAAAGTTCCGCTTGCATCTGCTATCTGTGAACTGATATAACCAGTATTTAAGTAATTGCTGTCAGCAGGCATAAAAAATACAGTTCCGTCCACTTTGGAAAAATCAGAACTGCATATCGCATAAGCTTCTTTGTCCTCTCCGTTCAGCACATCAGATACATGACTATACGCTGTTTCTCCATTGGATTCTGCTGTCATGTCTGGTATGAATGAAGCTTGCATATGGATTTTACTGTTTCTATCCTCGAACAATACGCACCGCCCTGCATTGGCAATAATCTGTAATGCTTCGCTGTGCTTTACCGCTGGCATAGGATTCTGTACTTTGATATTTTTTAAATATGGGTCTATTGAGTATTCTCTTTCGTCCGTTATTCCTGCATCATTCAGCACATCAATAGCAAGGTCATATAGGCTTATTCCGTTTTCTCTGTAAAGTCCACGGTAGTACTTACCTGTCAGGTAATCAAACCTGTCGGTTGCCGTAAACTTGGCTTCCGTATCAGTTGCCGACCATGTGTGAAGGTAGGTTGTTTCCTCTGGTAGCCATTCAATTTCCCCATTTCCCAAAACATCATATCCGAATTGAATCTTTACTTCCTGTCCGACTTCCATGTAAGCAAGTGCGCTGTCTGGATTGTCGGGGGAATAGTATTGATTCTGGTTATCAATTGTCAGTGATATATCGTTAGACGGTATCGTGTCTGTTATGGAAGATACATACTGTTTACCGCTGTATTTCTTTACTTCCTTATTGCTAAATGCATTGACGATACCGCAGTAAAACTGATATATCCTTAGTCTCCCCTGTCCGTTTACCATTTTGGTAGGTGTGATAATCAGATAGGAAGTGCCGTTGAATACATCTTCTGTCACCCAATAGCTTTTATCATTACCGCTGTAAGAGCGTGTAACGCTGTCATTTTGGACTGTAAAATCAACTGGGTAATATTCTCCCCAGTCTATTGTTAAGCCCTTTATATCAAGTCCTGTAACGCCAGAAAAGGATATATAGATAGTACCCAATATGTTGGCTGTCACAATTCCATTATTGTAATAGTCGTTGTTCCGTGGCGGAAGAAAATACATCGTACCGTCCACCTTGGAAAAATCCTGCTCCGCTGTGGCGTATACATTGTCTACCGTGTAGTTGTTAAAAGGCTTTCTCACGTCCGAAAAGTAAGTAACCGCCGTACGATCATCTACAGCAACATTTTTCTGTGCCTGTGAGTTGATTACACCGATTGTCGCCTTGATATATCCCCTGTTACGTCCTATGCCTTTCATGGACTGCTTATAGGATTTTGATACGTTCTGCATAACTACCACCCACAATCTATAAGGTTGAATGATAAAGTCTCGTCTTTGGTTATCATATGTGTTAATCTGTCAACGAATAATGGCACACCTTTTCTGTCTCCCGGGTACATGGTAATTGTAATCGGATTGCCTGGATTCTTCATGTCCTCAAATGTGACAGGTACATAAAATGGTTCTATTGCTTTTAACATCATCTGTCTTTGCTCTACCGTCAGTCCTACCCATTTCAGATTGTCCAGTTTATATAAATCTCTTCCGACTCTCTGTCCGATAACTGCATTGTTTGCGTTTCTTCCTGCATTTACTGTTGTAGATATAGTCCATGAAAAGCCGACAGCAGGGCAAGGAAAATCATACCCATTAACATTTAAGAATGAACTCATTGACATAGCTTATCCCTCCAACATTGCCTTAACCACCAGACAATCTACCATGTAACCAGACTGTGTACAGGCTTTTACATCATCCAGTGTAGTCAGAATCTTATTCTTGTCAGCCGCCGCATTGATAGCTTTGTTTGTGTCATTTATGTTAGATGCTTTAAATTCTCCACAGACCTGTGTATATGTCGTTACATCTTCCAGTGTCACCGTTCCGTCTGAATTGGTAGTCATTCGGTATCTTCGCCGACCACCCATGTTTTTATCCAAAATATCGTCTTTAAAATTTGTTGGAAGTGTTGCTTTTGCCATTATGTCAACCTCCTGTTTACTGTTGTTGCAAAGTATATTGTGAAATGTATTACATTTACATAACTATGAATTTATGTAAAAGAAAAACACCTACGTTATGTAGATGCTTTTCTTTTTTTCTTATGCAGCTATTAACTTAATAGCCTTATTGTTGATAAATGCTTTGATTTCATCATATCCCCAACCGCAATCTACAAGACCGCTAACAACCATTTCTACGGATTTTACTTTTGCAAGTTCTTCTGATGATAAATAATCCCTCAAATTATCTTTCTTTCCGATTCCGTATTTTTCCCTTAGTTGCTTTGCATTGTTCCCCAACACTACCTTATAGATTAAATCCGTATAAGTTGAGTATGCATGACCATGCATTCTATCGTTTTCTCCCGACTCCTGTATAGCTAATGTAAGTGCCTGCCTAACTGCTATTCCTTTTGCTCTCTCTGTAATTTTTTCTTTCAAGGCTTTTTCCATTTCATTAAACTGTTTTATATAATTCAGTTTAAATTTCATGGCTTTTTCGCCATTATACCCCATTACCAAAAGGGTAAATCCATCACGGTTCATATAATATAATGGATTCTTTTTCCCGTTAGCACCAGTATAATCGCTCTTATAGAATAGCGCCGAAAATTCGGCGCTACTAATTGTGTTAAATATTCTTCTAATATCTTCTAACACATGCCTGTGGCTTTTCCCAAATGTCTCAGCTATATCCAAACTGCTTACAGTCGCTACATCTTCCTTATTTACTTTCATAATTTCCACCAACATCAAAAACACTCCTTTTCAAATATATATTTATGTGTTTCTTTTTGGTAGATTATGAGTACTATTTCCCCTCTTCTATGCAAGCAGAAAGCTCTTTCACCTTTTCTTTCAGCTTGCGCACCTCTTCCACGGCTTCATCATACGATTCCACCATTTTGTAGTATCTTTCCTCTGGGATTATGACAGTTTTAATAGGTTCAATCTTACTCATAAATATACCCTCTTTCTTCTTTAAATTCCTTAGTATTGATTTTCCAAAGTAAAAATGATAGGATATATTTATCAATTCTACTTTGGAGTTGTGTCAATTTAGGGCAACCGAACCATGCGTAAGAGACGGTTGCTCTATTTTCATCTTCTGAATGTTTTTAAATATTCATCTTCTATCCCTCTTCTGACAATTTCAGATTTTGAAATGCTTAATTTTTCTGATGCAATCTGTAATTTTTTTGCAGTTTCATCATCAATTCTTACTCTAATCATTGTATCTTTACTATTGTCAGATTTTGGTCTGCCTGTTCTTGGCGACATTATCAACACCTCCTTTTTTGTCGCTACAATAAATATAATACTGTAGCAACAAAAAGTCAAGATGTTTTGTAAACTTTTTATGCATAAAAATAGGACGGTCAAGTGCCGCCCTACTTAATTTTCTTCTTTATTTCTTTTATTTCTGCTTCTATGCTATTCAGTTTGTCGATTACGTCTATGTACCTATCGTCTGCCACATGAGCATATTTTTGATTCTCTTTCATGAGAAAATCGTTTGATTTGTACTTGGATTCCAGTAATTTGCTGTTACTTTCCCTTGCCTGTATCACTTCTTGCGCCAGCTTCTGAAATTCTCCTGCGCTGTCCAACTGTTCAAACTCAATCTTTTTAATACGTTTTTCCAGCTCTGTAAGTTTCTGTTCAATCTCCATATTATCCATAGACGCCTACTTTCCAGCTCTACCAGTGAAGTAAACTTCCACATGGTCATAGACTTTGTGACAATCTAACTGTACAGATAATGTGTCGTTTGGTTTTATTTTTAGTTCATCATCAGTAATATAATCTTCCGATTCCCATATCACATTGTTATTTTCATCAAAGAATAACGCCTGTGCCATTACAAATTCAGCTTCTTTTTCTCCTTTATTTGTAGCAGATACTATAACATTTTTATCATTAGTGGTCTGCTCGACTTCGAGATTATTTATCACTGGGTCATACAAACTATCGCTATACTTTAAGCTATAGTCCACACTGTCAATACCAGTAACACCATCAAAATAAAAATATCCGAAAGATGTTTCTCCTGCTCCAATAACCGCAATATCCATATCATCAGCGCCGATTGAATTTCCAGAAGAATCCTTTGCTGTAGCATTTCCCGATACAGCTACATTTGCTTTGGAATTATTTGTAACAATCAAAAAGTAAAGCGTATCTCCTATAGTATTTTCGTAAAGATATTCTTTTACATCAAAGTCATTTTCTGAATATGTTTTTCCGTCTGCTTCATCTGTTTTATTCTCCACTACAGTAGTTTCTGCTTTTTCATTTTCTGCTGTATTTTCAGATTCAGCGTCCTTTGAACCGCTCTTACCAAACATATTAAGTAAAAGCAGTAATATAATTACTCCTAATATTATCCATCGTACAGTATGGCTCTGCTTCTTTTTGCAGTTCGGGCATATTTTTGCTTTCTTTGGTATCTGCGTCATGCAGTATTTACAAGTTTTCATTTCTGTGTTTTGGTTATCCATGTAGATATCCCCCTCTCTTTTCTGATAATTTTATCATATTAAGAGGAGGATTTCTACAAAAGTTTACATAACTTATGCAAAACTAAATCCGTTACGGTTTCTTCTTTCATCCGTTGCGCTAACAAGCTCTCTACCGTCTATATTGATTGTAGAGTCTTTATCAGCAATAATTTGCAGTAGTTGTATTGCTGTTGATAAAAGTTGAGCAGTGTTTGTGCCACTATCGTACACAGCTTCTTTAATTCCTGTTATTTCTCCATTTGGTGCTACCGCTGTTTTACCGCCAATCGTTCCTACCAGTTCGGGACCTGCTTCATTTGCATAAAAAAGGCTTCCTGTTTCTGGGAAGCCACCAGTCGAAAATTTTGGGATTCTTGGAAGAGATACATTGGGTATATCAATACTAAAGCTAATCCCCGGTATTTTGCTTGCCGCTTCTGCCAACTTTTTTAATCCGTCTATAGCATGATTAACAAGGCTTTCTACGCCGCTGATTACACCGTTCAGGAATTCAACAGCACCATTAGCCGCCGCCTTAAAAGCATCTTTGAAAGCTGTAGGAACTTTAGCAAGCATATCGTCCCATTTCTTCTTAGTAAACCATGGTGCAACATTAACAGTCCACCACTTAGTAAGATTGGCTACCCATTGAGTAGATGTCTCTGTCCACTTTGTATTGAACGATTCCTTTACGTTATTGAGTACTTCCAGCCACTTTTCTAATGAAAACCATGGTACAACGCTTTCTTCCCACCATGTGACAAGAGCTGTTCCATTCCACCATTCCACGATCTCATCCCATTTGGTCTGCGCCGCTACTAAGATATTCCCCAGTAGTTCAGTCCACTTTTCAATTGTAAACCATGGAAGAACATAGTTTTCCCAAAATTCGTTAATTTTTTCTGTAAACGTATCGAATAGAGAAGTAAATCCCTCAATGATTCCTAAGAAGATATACTCTCCTAAAGGCTTCATGGTTTCAGCAGGGGAATGAATACCGAATACGTCACAGATTGCATTGTAGATAGCTGTAAACAGGTCTTTTACTGGTTCTAAGATAAATGCTATTGCCCCTGCAAATCCGTCTAAGATTCCCTCTAAGATGTATACGCCACCTTTTTTGAAGTTATCTTTTGCCTGTTCAAAAAGGCTCATTGTTTCATTCCAGTTGAACAATGTTGTCAGAGTTTCCCTCATAGCATTTACAAGAAAATTACCTACAGAGTCAATAGCATTGTTTATTGCATCATTAACTTTTGCTGGGAATCCTGTCCATGTATTTGTATCAAATATTGTTCCTTTTAAAAACTGGTCTTCTATTGTAGACCATATAGCAGCAAGATTTGGAGAAAAAGCAACAGAAAAACTGGTCAAATTTATTAATAAACCAGAATAACCGATTCCTTTTTTCAGTCCAAAATCTAAAGCAAGTTTTATAGATTTTACAAGCGAATCCCATATCCCACTAGCGACTCTTAAAGTTCCAAATTTCTTTAATATAAAAGTACCTACAATAAATTCTACTGTATCTATTTCTAAGTTAGAAAAGAAGTCATACAGTCCATTGAATACTGTTTTCCAGTCTGCCTTATCTAAAAATCCTTTGATAGTATTTTCTAAACCGTCTACCCATTTATTTATTGTATCTGCAAATGCTTTAAAATCAAATGTCTCAAAAAAATTATTAATTGCATCTGCTATGTTTACTCCGAACTGATAAAAGTCAAATGTGATAGCAAAAGATTGAGCCGCATATACAATAGCGTTCAAAGTATTAGCCAAAGTCTGCGCAACTTTACCGAATAATGTTCTGCCCTCTCCATCATAATCAAGTAACCCGTTGAGAAACTCTGCAAGACCAGTTCCAAAGTTTCTAGCCTTTTCAAAAACGCTTTCCCATTCAATAGAATCCATTGCGCCTATAAGGGTATCTCTTACCTTATTTCCTAACTGTTCAAGAGCCTTAATACTGCTTTCATATCCCTTGAAAATGGTATCAACCTGTACAAGACCGCCCTGTGTTTTATCAACTTTGCTTGCTCCACCAGAAGTACCGCTACCACTTTTATCATTATCTCCAGAGTTAATGTTTAATTCATCAAGAGCAAGTACATTATTTTTCAGTTTTTTAGCGTTCTTCGCCGCATCACCAGTAGCATCCGAAAAATCTTCCATGCCGTCTGCCCAGTCCTCGGCTACACCGCCAGCAGATACCTCATACTGCCAGCCGAATATTGAGCCTAAAGCATTTGTAACAGTCTCTGCAAATGCAATTACATATTGCATAACTTGATTTAAAGTGCGCACAAATGGCTTAAATGCATTGATTAAAGCACCGCCTATAATGGACGCTAACTGCTGGAATGACTGTGTAAGTACTGTGATCTGGTTGTGCCATGTGTTTGCCGTCCTTGCAAAATCTCCCTGTGCGGCGGCTGTATTCTGCATGACATACTGGTATCGCAACATAGCCTTTTGTGCCTGCGTCATTGATGTTATATCTGCATCTAATCCCTGTTTTAACGCCCATTCTTTCAAGGTTGCCTGTGTTAAATCAAGACCATATTTCCTTAAAGGTTCGGTTTCACCAGTAAAGATAGCTTGTAAATTCCTTGCAACATCCGTCTGTGACATATCATAGAATGATGCCATGTCTGCGGTCAGTTTCGTTAATTCCAAAGACATATTCGCCATGTTCTTTTGTGAAAATCCCATGGCAACGCCCATAGCCTGGAATCGGCTTGCTACTTGTTTTGCCATCAGCTCTGACATACCAAAATTCTGTATGGATGTCTTGGAAAAGTCTTGTATCAGTTTTTCGTAATTTCCAAATGTAGTTCTTACAACGTTTTCTACTTCCGTCAATGAGGATGATATGTCGATTGCTTCCCCCAGCTTATGGAACGCTCTGAACAATAGCCAGTATGATGCATATAGTTTTCCAAATGCAGAAGCAAGGGAAAAGCTGTTTATCTTTGCACTTTTAGCAGACTTGCTAAAAACATTCAGACTGCTTGCAAGCGAATTAGCCGCACGACCACTGGATGAACCTGTTCTTGCAAGTTTAGCAAGTGCATTAGTCATGTCAATAATATTTCTATTGACTGTAGGTGCTTTGGATAGAGTTGTCATAAGGCTGTTCATAGCTGTAGCAAGTTTAGGGATATTCTCTATAGCCTTAGTTGATGATTTATAACCTAACTGTGAAATTCCTCTTGCCAGTTGGGATATCTGTACAGTAGCAGAACTACTAGCCTGAATATTTCCAAACGCTTTACTAAGCTGATTCATAGAGGATGCCGCACGATTGATTTTTGCTGTGTCTACTGTTGACATCTTCTCTATGCCCTTTGCAAGCCGTGTAAAGTCAGTAGTCTTTACATTATTCATGCTTTGCATTGCACTTGAAAGCCTGTTTACACTATTCGCAAGACCATTCAAATTACTGGTATTAATGCTGTTCAATGAAGTAGACAGTTTATCAAGTTTTGTAATCAGCTTGTCAATCGCATTATTCGCCTTTGTTGCCTGCGCTTTAATTTGAATTTCCAGTGAATCAATCTCTGCCATACTGCACCTACTTTCAACTGTTAAAGTGAGTGACTATCTCCAACCGATAGCCAGTAAAAAGGGCAGTAGACTATGACCTCTACCGCCCCTGTTTTATCTTTTCAGATATTCTCTTGTAACTTTTCCTGCCTTGCAATCTACCGTGATTCCTACACGTTTTTGGAAAACTCCGATTGCACTGGCTGTATCATTTCCCAATATACCGTCAATATTGCTCTTGCCTTTCGCATTTGTGGCAGGCAGGCACTTATGATAGATAAGTTCCGTCTGTAGCCACTTCACATCATCCCCACGCATACAGGGTACTTTCTTGTAAAGGATTCTCGTAGGCTCTGGATATGGGTTATTGTGCGTGTCGTAGACGGTCTGTAATTCGTTTAATTCACGATACCATATATTCATATCAACGTTTCCATTAACGCCGTTTACAGTGCCTTTTGATGTGTATTGCCAGCCTACCATGTTTTCAATCTGTGGCTGATACTTCAAGTCCATGTTTCCTTTATTCTTTCCATATGCCGCAATCCACATAGGATATTTCACACCGCCATACGGCTTGATGTAGGAATTATAGAAAGACTTTCCAGTATACACGCCAAAAGCCAGTCCATAACTTCTGATAACATCACCGTAAGCATTGATAATGTCAATCAGTTTGCTTCCCAGTCCTTTCTGACAGTTGTCCTCAACGTCCAGCCATACCATTGTCTCACGACCATTAAGCACTTCTGCTACTTTCCTTGCATCATTTCTAGCCTTTGTAACTGTGGTCGCATAGCTGTAGTTGTAAACGCCCTGTATCGTCAATCCGTTTGCTTTACAGCCTGACCAGTTAGCTTCAAACTGCTTATCACGGTTCAAGTCCTTACGGATGATTTTAAGGATGGCAAACTGGATGCCGACTGCCTTGACTTTCGTCCAATCAATATTTCCCTGATATGACGATACATCTATACCGATATAGCTCATTTCTTTTCAACTCCCTTTGGATGATTCAATTCAAAATTAACTCTCATGGCTTCCAATTTTGCTACAAACAGTTCTCTCTGTCTGTCCATTTCTTCTTCCGATAATGGCTTGTTCTTCTCTTCAAGTTCCTGCATGATAGGCTTCTCAATGTACTTGCTACGTGCTTTACGTCCATTTAAGCAACGATCAATAGCAACCGTAAGAGCAGATATGCCATATGTGCCAAACGTAAGCCATGCGTCATTGTCATTTTTCTGTTTTTCCAGTCTGTATGCCTGTTCGTATGGTCTTAAATCAGCAGGACAAGACCAGTCTATATCATGCACTGTAAGTCCGTACCCCTTAGTGACAGTAAGCCAATAAGGGCGTACTTCGTTACAGTATATTTCCCATGTTAATTCTCGGCTTTCTCCTTGCTGTTCGGAGTTGCCGCCTGTTCTTTCTGAACCTCCCTCTCGAACATCTTCTTTAAAAAACCGTTAGAAGTCATTTCCTCCTGTAAATCTGTAAAGAAGTCTGTTACGTCTACTTCACCATTATCTACATAATTTCCGACAAGCTCAAAAGCCTTATTTTTTGCCTCCTCGTAACCCTCTTTGGTATCAAGGTTATAGCCGAACTCATCAGCGTGAAACTTCTGCAATCCGACCAGTACCATTTCTGGGATAAATAAAAGCATATTTTCAATCTGCTCCATATTATCCTGTGCGTTCTCTTTCATAGATACGGACATTTTTGCTACTCTTGAAAGCAATCTTGATTTCAGTGTCGGTTCATAACCGAATTTGATTGTGTATTCTTTTTCATTTACTTTAATTTTCATCATATTATTTCCCTTTCCCTTACTATTAGTAAGAAAGGGGGCAGTCCTAAGACCGCCCCTAAAATCTGTCTAACTGTTGCTTAGGTAAATGCTACCTTTGTTTCCATGCCCTTGTATTCCTCGATTGTAAGGTTCATTTCAAGGGTAAGCAGCTCATTCTGTGCAAACTCTGGCGCAGGAATGGCTGTAGGTGGCTGTGCCACAACAAAGAAAGCCTTTTCAAACTTAGGAATAATGGTCTCAAACCACATTCTCTTACCACCTGTTAGTGCTGTGTAAGTAGAAATTACCGTTTCCCACTGTGTGAGAGTTTCTGTTGTAAAGTTAATAGTAACTGCAAATGAACCGCCTGTATCACCACGCCCCTGAATGTATCTGGAAACCAAATCTTCCAGTGCAGATGCATCAATCTGTTCATTCTCGATTGTGATACCGCCGATAGCATTAATTCTGTCCAACTGGGTAAATGTATCTGGTTTTGTTCCTGCTGTATCTTCTACGCCATAACCAAACGTAATACCCAGACTGGATAAGCCAGCTATAGTTGCCGCCATATATTACCGTCCTTTCTACCGCTAATTAATGCGGTCAGTGACACACCCTGTTGTGTGCCAGTTAATAGTTATTGTAATGGGTCAAGCGAACCGAATAATCGGCTTGCCCTAAATGTTGCCGTCCTGATTTTATTGGTTATCGTATAAACAGGATTGCTTATCTCAAACCTTTTCCATTTAAAAAAGTTGATAGCCGTTGCGGTCATATCAACTAATTCTGCCCTGTCTTCTGCTTTTTCACCTTGGTAGTTAATGGTAATCTGAAATGTTGGTCTTACAGCGTTTATCCGCTCTCCTGTTAAATCCTGTCCTGCTTCTGTAGCACCTATCTGTCTCATTAGCACTGTTGGAAACTTTGGTGTTCCTGTGACTGCTTCATCCTGCGTCAAGTAAAGGTTCTTATACTTGCTTCCATATGCCAGCTTCATTTCATGTGAAAACATGTTGAATAACTGGTCTTGCAATCGTAAAGCCCATGAATTATCAATCAACGGTGAACACCTCCTTGGCAGTTTCCATTATCAAGTCTCTAAGTTCATTAGCCGTGTAGTACATGAATGGTCTGCTAGGCATACCCTCTGTAAACCACCATTGACCGTTATCGTCACGGTAAAACCATCCGTAGCGTCCGTCTGCCAACTGTCTTATGGTCTTACCGCTTGCATACTCCCATGTAACACCGTCTGGTAGTTTGCCTGGATAAGGACTTTGTTGTCCGACAATTCCTGTTCCGAACTCTACGAACAATGCGTGGTCTGTTCCTGCCACAACCGCATATATCCCACCGCCTTGCACATCTTTTACGTGTTCAGCGTGTATACTTGAATTAAGTTCGTATGTGAATATTGCATCAAGTGAAGCAACATATGTCTGTGCAATCTCTACGCCCTTTTCAGCGAGTTTTTCAGCTAACATCCTACATTTATACTCTAACGAATTTTGATAGCTTCTAAGCTCTTTTATGACGTTCTGTACGGATTTCTGTGATAATGTCATGGAGATAACTTTCTTTGCCATACATCCACCTACTTAACAACTTTCTGTAACAGGAATAAATCGGTTGTCAATCCCTCATCAGCTACGCCTTTTACAATGTAATCTGCGCTGTTCTCGTCTGGCAATCCATCATCATTCAGAATGACTTCCGATTTCTTCCATACAACATCTCCATTGTTGATAGGCAGATATCCTTTATCTGTAACAATCTGCACATATGATGTGCTATCGTCTATACCGAATTGCTTTACCAATACTTCTGACAGCTTATTACTGATATTTGCATAGAACGTAACTGGTTCAGAGAATCCGCTTACTTCCTTTGTCTTTGGAATCGGATTGCCCTGTGAATCAAGGTATGGAATGAAGTTTCCACTTGCGTCCGTATATCCCTCATACACTGGGTTTCCGTATTCGTCAGTTTCCTCAACGGTCACGGTCTGACCCTGCAAGGCGTATTTCATTTTCTGCTTATTAATATCAAGCATTTTTGACCTGTTTGTAAATCTGATTTACGCCTGTGCTTGCAAGACCGCTTACAATCCCTACTGCAATAGCATTCAGCACGTCATTTGCCGGAAAATCAGCAATTACATACATTCCAACTACTCCTAAGATGCCGCCTGCTACACCTACGATAATAGGAATGTAATTGTCCTTTACGCTTGGGATTGCTTTAGCCGCAAGACCAATCAAATAAGTAATCACTACAATTGCAACTACTGTTGATACTGATGTTATATCCATTTTAATCCTTACCTCCATTCTTTAAGTGAATTTCCTGTATTTCGTTATACATTTTGGTTACCATACCATTACCGCCCAATGCGTGATATGCGTTATACATTTCAACAAAATTGTCATACGCATAAGATGGTATTTCGCCGAGTTTCATATACTTATCGTGATATTCGATAAGCTGCACTCGCAAAAGTAACATTGTACCTTTACTATTGGCGTCTTTGTCTTTTTTTTGTTGCTTCAGAAGCCAAACTATATAACCAAGCAATATTGGTAACGCTATGGTGTAAGTCTGTAATAAAATTTCTTTCATTTTATATCTCCTGCAATTTAATATAGGCGCACCGCCCTCCACCTCTTACTGTGCGCCGCCTACGACCATCTTACTGATTCAAGTAAAAAGGTCATGCACAATCTTCTTTTTTCATACAATTCAGAGAGCTTTAACATGCCAAGAAATATCATAATAACATAATATGTCTTCTTTGCTATTCCATGTTCTTGTTATTCCATTTTCTGAATAGCTGGCACTGTAATCTGCTCCTAATTTGTTACGATCATAAAGCGCAAGTTCAACAATAGCTTCTTCTTTCTTTTTTAAGTATTCTTCTTTTTTTGCGCTTGATATTCCAGAAGCATTTATTACTAATTGCTCATTTTGATATAACAGTAACTCAATAAGTGGGTTATCTTCCTTACGATCGAATACAGTAACATCAGACGTAATTCCTGTGTCGGGGTCTGTGACTTCCTCTGTATGAAATTGTCCTAGCCTGATTTTTACTTTCTGTAAAGTACTGTATTTTTCCATACGGACTCCTTATAAGTTTATCAATTCAATAAGCATTTTCTTTAAATCCTCACCGCTAAAGGAATCGGCATTTTGAATTCCTTTTTCTCCTGCTAACTTCTGCAAGTCTGCAGTTCTCATGCGGTTAATGTCTGTCTTTGTATATCCAACGGGAGATGCCAGAGAATTACTCTCTGGCACGTTATCTCCTGCCTTGTACCATTTTCCACCACATTTAATTGTGTGTGTTGCTAACACGCTGGATCACCTCCTACGCAACTTTCATAACAACAACGCTATCCATTCCCTCGAATGTTGGAAGTCCAATCATTGATACTACACAATGAGTATTGATTGGATGGTTTGTTGCATATGTGTAAACCGCAATTCCAGTCTCTACGATAGAAAGTGTTCCGTCAGTTAAGCTTCCGCTTCTTTCTTCTGGTGTCTTTCCAAATACGTAGTCGCCAAGGTAAACCCCTGCGCACTGACAAGATACGATTCCTGTTGGAATAAAATATTTTGTCTGACCGTCAGCAGGGTCAACATACAACTTATCGTATACCTCGATCTCGATTCCGTATCCACGCAGATATTCAGTTACCTGTGACTGCTGTAAACGAATACCGCCTGTATATGCAGTAATACCGAGTACCTGTTTCTTTGTGTCCTCTGCCTTTAATACCATTTCCCATGTCTCTGTATTCATGGTAAATCTTGTCAGAGAATATCCAGTTTTCTTTGCAAAGTTGCGTCTTGTCTCGATAAGGTCATCAAGTGGCATTGCAGTTGCTGGAACATTCCACTTATCAGAGTCTCCTGTAATTTCAACAAAGTGGTCTTTCTTGTGTGCAGCTCCATTGTCGGAAGTATAATCTACGGTATATTTGCTTTTCCCAATATGTACATTAATCTTTGGTACACCGTCAGCCGGTGCAAGCAAGCTCCAAATCTGTCTCTCTGGTACTACTCTCGCACCTTCAATCAACATCATAGGCTTTTTACTAATCTCACGAAGTACATCATTTGCAAGAGAAGCGTTCTCTGCGTTTCTGTAATTATCGTACTCCTGTTCCTCTCGCTCTGTCACCATGTAGGACTCACGATAAAAAGGCATCTCGTTTTGGATATCAGAGAATACACCGACATCTCTTAACTCTGCCTGTGCATCAAAGTTAGATGCTTTCAATGAAACAGGAAGACCGCTCTTACCCTTGATAAATCTAAGGTCAAGGCTCTCTTGCTTTCTTGTACCAAACTTCTGTCTGCCGAGATAAGGTTGAGAACCTAAAGTTTTTTCGTAGTTATTCCACATTACACCAAGACTTCTTGCTGTAAATGCTTCTGCTAATGGTAATGCCATAATTTGCACCTCTTTCCTTAATCAAAAAAAGTAACTCTTGGGGTCTTGGCTTTTGCCGTTTCCTCAACAGTTACTCCATTCTTTGTAAGTTTCGCATTGTCGATGTCTCCCGCATAAACGTAAGTTCCCGGTGCATCGCCCATCGTTACATCAACATCATCAAACAGATATCCGACACAGCTTTCATCGTTTGACGGAAATGGTGTTCCACCTTTTACAATCTTTCTACCGTTTGCATCTGCTCCTGTTGCCATTGCCTGCGGCACAATACAAGCGGCTCCCAAATAGGGAAAATGCTTTAAAATACCAAGTCTTTGAGTAAAATCTCTTTCAATAGGCTTGCCCATGATTTTTACCTCCTAAATTACATAATGATTTTTTGCTTCTGTGGTAGCCGAGTTGCTTCCAAAAGTAATCTTTTCGGCATTCTCGACATCCGCTGTCTTTGTGTTGTCCTTATTACCGCCAGCAGTACCGCCGCCCGGATTAGTAGAATTGTTTGCAATCTCCTGTTCTTTAGCTTGTGCCGCCGCAGTTTCTTTGTCAGAAATAATTTTTCCAAGAGCATCATAATCCATAGTGCCGTCATCCTTAATAATCTGTGCCGCCTGTTCAGCACTTACATTAAATTTGGTAGCGGCATTACTGCGCTGTGTTGCAATTGCCTGCGCCTTTTCAAGTTCTGCAATTCTTGCATTCGCTTTTTCAAGGTTTTTATTTGCCTGCTCAACTTCTGAAAGATTTCCAGCTTCCAATTCATCCAGCTTTTTCTGCAATTCATCCACATTATCAGCCTTTGCCTTATACTGGTCTGCCTTATCTTTCTCCTTTTTGGTTTCGCCATTGACCTGATTTAGATAATTGCTTACCTGTTCGTCTGTAGGTTCTGCCACTCCGATAGCAATAAGATTCTGTTTTGCTTGTTCTCTTGTCATAAATTACCTCCGATTCACTACGCTTTTTTACGTTGGTTGCTCAACTTGTGATTTCTCCTATTTACCGCATAGGTGCAATTTTATAAAATAAAAGCAACCGCCGATTATTCCTCGGTAGTTGCCTTATTCTGCTGATTGTTTAATTTTTCCATAACTTCCTGGGCTTTCTTTTCTTCTGCTTCGACATTATCAATGGTCTTCCACAATACATTAAAGTAAGGTTTAGAAAGCATGTATGTTTTTTCTGCATCTCCCCAAAGTCCAACTGTTTTTACAGCAACAAGTGGGTGTATGCCTGCCTGTAATAACTGATATAAGGTCTGTGCCTTAGTATACATGTTATCCTGTGGGCTATGGTTTATTTGTACTTCAAAATCCCTCATAGAAAGACCTAAATCATGGTCTTTTATGCGGATAACATTTAAAACCAGCTTTGCAAGGCGTTTTTCTGCCGACTTTACAAGCGGGTCTTTTAGCTTCGCTCTGGATTTTGAAAAATCCCATCCGTTTCTAAGTTGCACCGCCCCTTGTGTATCGCCGCCTGTATTGCTCTGTTTATTTGGAATTGCCAAAATAGATAAGGCATTATCAATCAAATCTTCTTTAGCAACCTGACATTGCGTCTGGTTCAATTCCTGTGTCATAACATCAACATCACTCTTGTTATCCTTGTTAATGGATTTTACTACAAGAGCGTGGTTTATTTTCATTTTTTTAAATTCTTCTTCGTCAATCTCACAATTTACGAATTTTATCCACGCCTGCACAAATTGCTCTATGCCGTCCATTCTGTTAGACTGCATATTGTTCACAGCGTCCATTATATCTATTACCAATTCGATATCTGATAATCTGGATGGGTTATTTGGGTATTCCACTATAGGAATACTTCCAAAAGCGTGTACTTTCCAGTCTTGCACACTGCTATTTACAATCTTGCATTCATTGGAATCTGTGTAGCATTGTTTATACCAGTTCCCCTCAATGTCTTTTAATTCCTGCACTGCAAGAATCGGCTCTCTCGTTGAGCGGTTGTAAATAATAAAAGTATTCATAGGGCTGGGTGCTACAATTCTGAACGGTATATCTCCATTAGCAAACTGCACCGCTTTAAATGATGTTCCAGTTGCCGACTGCCATTCTCCAGCTTCTATATCTTTTTCCTGCTTATTAGCATCCACAAGATAATCATTCAACTCATCAACTGCATTGTTGGTTTCATCATCATCCTTGCGACTGATATACTGGACAGGCTCGCCATATGTCTGGGCGACCTTGAATTGCACCCATTCGTAAGAGTGGTTCTCGCAAATTTTATTGATAATATCCTCATTGGATATCTTTACACGGTATCTGATAGGTTGGTCACCTTTGTAATAATTCCAAAGGTACTCTATAGCCATTTTGTTAAAGTAAAAGGCTCCAATGCACTGACCAATGACTTTTACAATGTTGTCTTGTGTAATAGTCTCAACATCTGTATATGCAATTTTTCGACCATAACATCCCTTGACCAGCTCTTGAAAAGTCCTGTTGTTCATTGCTTCTCCTTATACAAAACAAACGCCGCTAGAAGTGGCTCTTTGTGGTAATCTCTTTGTTTCTGTCTCTCCTGTGTCATAGTGGTATATGATTCTCTTTTCACATTTGCGGCACTTACAGATTGTATTTGTCTGTGACCGCATATCATGCCTGCCTACCGTTCTATGACATATAGGGCAGTATATTGTTTTTGATTCTGTCAAAATAAATCCCCCTTTTATGCATTAAAAAAGCACCGTCATAAAGACGATGCCTTTTGAGAGAGGTGTGAAAACTTATTGATTTGGTCTTTAACCATTTTAATAATACTACGCTGTATATAGGACATTCTAGGACAACATCATGATTCAATATACTGTTCACCGTATTTTTTTTCAAATTCCTTTAATGCCCTGCCATGTAGCCTAGTGATATTCCTAAAAGAGTAATTCATTTCAGTTGCTATTACTTCAAAAGTCTTTTTCTCAATATATCTGGCAAACAGAATATTATATACATTTTCATCATCCATGCTGTCAATTTGACTTATGATTACATTTTTCTTTTCAACGTAACCGTCTATCATTCTATCCAGTTCTTTTTCCATTTCATCTATTTTGGAAAATGTAACTCCCATTCTGTCTAGGTCAGGGGAAGTTTTTACACGTTCATCATTCTGTATAGCCGTAACATTGCAAGCCATTTCCCTTAATTGCTGTATTTCCACCAACTTATTATTAATCATCCTGTTAAGTCTGCTTATTTGATTCAGATACTCTCTTGTCTGCATACTCAATACCTCCTAAATGGGTTGTGGACTGCTTCGGCTTTTGCTGATACTCCTGTACGCATTTCATTTTCAAATAATGCTAAAGAGTCTGGTGCATCATCATGTTTTACTTTTCCGCTACGTGTCATAGTGGTAAGTTCTTTCATGAATTTGTAATACTGACTTTGCCTGTCCATTTTCTTAAAATCTCTGAAATAATAATCACGTATGATATTATCTCTAGCGTTTTCCATTCTGGTTATCTTGTTAGCACAGTTGAATTTATATCTTGCGCTGCATCTGCCACCCTGCTTATTTACAATCTCCATTACATCACGACCAAAGTATTCTCCTGCGCTGTTGCTCTCAAATGTAACTGTTTTGACATTGTGCTTAATCAGCATGTTTGCACATTCTGGCTTGGTAAACTGTGTTCCGGCATTATCAAACACTACATCTACGATATAAACCTCGTTGCCGTACACATAGCCAATCGGCATTGAACAACTGTCTTCTCCCTTATCCGCGCTATCACAAGCCGCCATAATCGCATCTGGTTCACGATCAATAGGAAGTTCCTCAAAGTAATTAAGTTCATTCTCTGCAAACATACGCCCTTTTGCTTCAAATGGTTCTTGTTGAAACTCTGCCGCCCACGTTTCTTCCGAAACAAGTTTTCTTTCCTTTTGGTAGTAAACGGTTGTGAATATTTTCCGCAATCCCTTTTTATCTTTTCGATAAATCTCCCAATTGCTTTCATCTGTGATCGGGTCAAGTGCCGGAATCGCAACTTCTTTCCATCTCCACTCCAATTCATCAGCCTTATTCTGTAATGCTGTAATCGGGTCATACAGACTGTATTTTGTACCTTGGATAATAATAGGTGTACCCTCTAATCTACGTCCAAGAACATCATCCGTAACCTTTTCACATAAAAATTCCAGTCTATCCCTGTTTCGTGCTTCCTCATGGTTTTTTACACAGTCATCAATGTATACAAGAACATTTGCTTCGGTACATCCTACGATTGCACCATCAATCGGGCGGCATGTAAATGTCGGGAAAATGTTCTTGCTTTTAAGGTCGATTGATAGATTTTCAGCACTTTTGTAATCTTTTTCTCCTATTTTCTTTGCTTCTGGAAATACACTTAAAAATCGTTGATAAGTACTTTCTGTCTCAAATCCTTGTAACAATCCACCGTAGAATCTCTTAACAAGTCCTTCTCCTTTACCAACACCAAATATACTTCCATCTGGGTCACGACCGCCCATCATCATAGCAAGTCGCAATCCACCTGTAGTTTTCCCAGTACGTTTAGGTTGAGAAACAGACAGAAAATCAAGTTTTCCGTCATAAATCTCCTGGTATGCTCCGACTACAGGTTGTAGCACTTTTCTTCTTGGGAAATAAAATCTTTTCCACGGATCCTTTTCATCAATTTCAATGTAATAAAAAAAGCTGTCTACCAGATATGCGGATTCAAGTCTTAATACCTCATAGTAATTATTTAAGACTGTAATTTCGGTGTTATTATCTCCGCAGTATATTTCTAAGTCGTAAATATGACCGCCGCCTGTGCTTTCCGCAACTATGTTTTCTATTAAGTTTTTTGTTTTCTTGGAAATTTCCAGTGAGAATGGTATGTCTTTGTCATTATACATACCCCACTGTATAGAATTGACATAGGCTTTTATTACTTCTTCGGATTCCCCATTTTTAACAATGTTATGGATTCCTTTTCGCTCTATGTAATTGTCATTACCTTTTAACTGGTTTATTAAATCCTTACTTGCCAAAAAAGGACACCTCCGCATAGCAGAAGTGCCTTGACCTCTGCCTATAACTTTTCTAGGTTAGCGACTAACTCCTATTGTTAGCCGGGAAATATATTTATTTACCAATTACTACAGTTCCTAAGTATTCAACACTGTCTTTTGAAGTATAGACAATGACTTTATCACTGTGAACTATATTAGGTTTTTCTGTAACTTCGATTTTGTTCTCATTTTCTGCAAAAATAAATTCAACGCTTCCCTTGTAGGTTATCAGTCGTCCATTTATGCAAACTGTAATTATCTCATAGTTGTAAGCGGGGGTACATGAAGCTGTACTTTGATATCTAACATAAATTTCACTTTGTATCTCTTCTATTTCACATTCGTATTTTTCGGTTTTATTAGCCCAATTTAAAAATAATATCAGTGCAACAATGCTAACAACAATAACAATAATAGGAATAATGGTTTTAAAAATTTTTTTCATAAAATCTCTTTTCCGCTGATAATCAGCAATCAAACATTTACTAATTTATCTGCATACCTTGCCATTTCAATTCGTGTTCCGTTTTCGTCTCTTGTAATAATACAAACATACTTGTCATCATGGCTTATCATATCTGTAAGTCTAATTTCTGTTTCATCATCTTTAAAATTGTAGCATTTTCGCATTTCTTCAATGCAGTTATTCATTTCTGTTATTTTCATAATCTTGCCCCTAAATTCTTGCAACTACGTGTTCTTTTGCAAATTCTTCTTTTTCCGGGTCGTAAATAACCGAACCGTTTTTGTCAGTCTTATTCTTATCAAATTTGCAAGTAACCTTTATACCATCCTTGTTACTGCATTCTGCGCGATAATCAATAACACATACTCTCTTCTGCCATTTTCCATTGGCATAAATCTTTGTATAACCGCCAGCTCTTGTTTTAATGATTATTTTACTTCTTGTTTTCTTCATTTATACACAACTCCTTATCTTAATTTTTCATTCATTCTTTCCACCGTCCATTAAAACAACATGTGTTACTTTCCCAGTTTTTGTTACTTGGTCTACTTCCAGTTTTGTCTGAAGCTTATCAATATGCATATCAATATTTGTCATATGCCTAATTTGCTTATCCCCGACACACAAACTTGTACTGCCGTCCTCATACTGTAAAAGTAATAATTTAATCTTTTTGCTTTCCTGCATTTTTGACTTTATCGTTATATCTCTGATAATCACAAGCAAAATAACCGCTATCCAATAGCACGCATATGCTATTTTGCCTAAAAAAACATAAAAAATTGCTCCTATTACGCAAGCAACAAAGCAAATAGCAATTATTCTGGCATATTCAATTAATGTCTTTGCTACAATTTTAAGTATTCTTTTCATTCCCCATAAATCTCCTTGTTTCTTCATTTATTTTAGAACAACTAGCAAAATTCATTTCAATATGGCTTTGTGGCAGTCTGCCAAACTTTTCCAAAGCATATTTTTCTACCACTTCTCTTGAAATATCTATTCCAAAATTTATCATCGCTTCTTTAGATGGTGGTTGATACTCTGACAAAGGATTATCAATGTTCTTCATTTCTCATAAACCTCTCAAAATCTTCCATACACTTAGGGCACAAGTCGTATGTGGTATTTAAAATACCATTCCTTGTAACAGAATTTCCGCACAGTATTCCTTTTTTAATTTCTGCACCGCACCTGTCGCAAGTGTGCCATTCTTTTTGATGTTTCATATAAAAGCCCTCACTTACAAATCAAGTTTATTCAAATAATCTGTCCCGCTATTTTTAAGTGCCTTGCTAATTTCGTTAATCATATTAGCCATTGCCTGTTCGACTTCCTTTATCTTTTCAACTCTTCCACCGCATTGTAATGATAAATATCTTTTCTGCCAAACACTTGCATTTACAACTATACTATTGTGGACATCTTTCTGTGTAACCATCATTCTGCCGCCTTTCAAACCAATCCGTACATATACAGAATATCAAGTGGTGTTATTCTATCTCGTTTAAAAGAATTTCTTGAAATATAATTTGCCAACTCTCCATCTTTCCATCCGTCCGTACTTGTCATAGAATCATAAATCTGTTTATATTCTCCGGTCAGTTTGTCAAATTCAAACCATCCCAAGTCAAGTGTCACTCCGTAATCATAAAATCCCCTGTCACACCACTTTCTGACATAATACATTAACTGCTTATATGAGAATCCAAGCCTTTCAAAAATATTCCCAATAGTTCTTATGCTCAATTCACGGTCACTCGAACGCAATTTTCTTTTCTGTTCATTCACGCAAGCTCTAAAAAATATTTCTTCTAATGGCTTCATTCTTCCACCAGCTTTCTACATTTCTGATATATCCTTTATTTCACCATTCGGCAGTTTTACCTTAACTTCGCTCGCAACTACCTTTATTGTAATTTCCTTTGCCATGTCTTTTGAGTAGATACCTGATATATTATCAATACTTGTCGCTCCTTTTACAATTTCTCCATCAAGTGATAATGTAATAAATTTTCCACTTGAGTTGTCAAGTAATGCTTCTTTAACCATCTTCCGCCAGCTTTCTAAACACCATTCATAAACATATTTCCAAAATGCAAATCATTTAGTGCTTTTTCTAATTCGTCTTTGTACCGAAATGGACTTAAAGGACTTGTTATTTCTTCTCTCAATATAGGTGACATATTGTCTATCAAGATACCTTGTGTAGCACTTGCAAGATTTTGCGGTGGCAAATCTGCTAAAGCGCATAACTCCATTCTTTTATGGTCACATTTTTCAGATTTTGGGCAACTTTTACATTTTTCTGCTAATTTGCTTAAAGGTTCTGCCATTACTACACCAACTTTCTGCCGCAGATAGGGCAATAGTTAATCTCAAATGCTCCTTCTCCGTATTCATCAGCGCTATTGTCATAGCGAAGTGAATATGAGTAGCCAAAATTATTTTTTACTATATGAGCATTTCCATACGTGAAGCCGCTTTCAATCCTTTTCTCTCTGCCATCGCAAAATTCACACATTCTTACACCTCAATACCGTATTCACTAAAATAGTTTGCAATATTTTCTGGGATTTCTACACCCATTTCCTTTGCCTTTTTAAGTGATTCTATTTCTTCATCAGTCGGCGCATTTGCAAGTCTGAACCATTGTTCTTTATCAAGTGTCCTACATTGTAAAGCGTTTTCAAAATCTGTGGTATCATAGTTTTCTTTCATTTTCTCTCCTATCTATGCAGTTTCCGTAGGCGGTTCGGACTACAAACAACACCTACGGTACTTGCAAAAATCAGAATGGCAGGAATCGAACCCTGTCAACCCAAACCATGCCAACCGCTTTCAAATCTGCAATTTCTAATCACGGAAGTGTTTGCTGTTTCCAATGATACCACTACCATCCATAAGTCTCCCATCGACCGGAACTATTGCAGTAGCACCCGACTAAGTGGAGATAAGGAATTGATGTGGTGAGGATTTGAACCTCACATGATTGATTTCTGAAAGCTGCTTGTTGCTAATTACGGACAATCTCCGCTTATTACTCGGCAAACATGCTATCAATCAGTTTCTTTGCTTGCGTTTACCCATTCCGCCACACATCTACCACTTGCGTAGTAACTATTTAAGCTATTGCCACTAAGAATTATTAAGTAAAGGGGAATCCGACTGTAACGGTCATATCTGCGTAAGCTATGGTTCGGGGTTTCACCAAGTGGTCAAGTGTTGTGGGATTTCACTCGACCGATACCAGCCGGACGGTCTCTCACCGTCCTTAACAGTAGTCCTAACTGGTGTAGAGGAGATTACATACCTATCTCGGAAGAAAAGGTATATGGTGTGTTCGTCCTGTCCAAAATGCTAAAAACAGGACAACGGTAACGGTAGGAGTCGAACCTACATAACCGTTTGAGTACGTTACCTAACCTTGTTTTATAAAAAGTAGTCCTGTATGAATTATCAAAAAATGAAATTCTATCGAAAAATTCTTTTCTTTGTATACCATGTTATCTATATCAATCCAAATTGTTGGTATAACCGCTATTTGATTTTTGGAAATGCAAAATCCTTTTCTTTCTAACCGATACATAACAAGTCTACCTTTCTGCCAGTTCTATGTATTTCCCGAGATACCATCATTTTCTCTCTTCTCCCTGTGTTCAAATTGGCATTCCAGCATCTTTGATATGTTCTGTCGGTCACATTTAATGCCGTGCCCCTGTCGGAACAATTCGCATTCTAAGACTTGACCGCATCTGGAACACTCGTCTGTGATTTGCTTGCCGAAGATTAACATGTCTATGACTCCTTACCTGTTTTGTAAACAAACATAAGTATTTCAAAAACCGACCATGTTATTCTCACTCCTGCTAACCAGAATAACCATGTTGGTGCCTGTAACTTAATCAAAATCCATATAAGAATAATTCCTGTGACCATATTGACTGCTACTAAAAACATATACAAATGTGTATATGCTAGATGATTCGCTACAATCTCACGATTTGTAGTTACTGCTTCTTTGTGTATGTTTTGACGATTGTAAAACAATACGCTACTCACAAGTTCTTGTACACTCCACAGTCGTAAATTCCCGACTAAGCCATCGGTACATACCTATAAATTCTTTTTTATTGATTAGATATAGGTTTTCATCTAAATATCTTTTCCTTTCTTAATATTTTTTTTGCTACTTGGTTTTCGTAGACTCACACCGTTACTCAATCTTTACCATCAAGGTTCTACCCTATAGTTAACAAGACTTTTTCAACTTGTACTGGCTTATATTTCCTAAGATTTCAGTGGTTTTAAGTTACCAACTAATACTCTGGATTTTGAGTATCTTTGAGTACATTGACTCACATTTAATTCTGTTTTTAGTTACTTATATTTCCTCCTTTTTGTTTTTGAAAATTCACCATTTACCAGCCTTGTGTAAAATCCATCAGCATTACAATTAACTGAACAAACATTTCCCAAGGATTTTGTAAAACTTTACTGCTTCAACTTTGTTCTTTTAGCTTTGATAGAAATAAGCTTTGATTTTTGAGTTTTAAGCATTGAACTTTACCCTTTAATCTTTACAGTAAATTTTTGTTTGTAAATTGCCTATACCAGTTCGGCTATGACTCTATCCCGAATCAGTTGGATTTGAACCAACAAAACATTTACCCATTCTTTATGCAAAAGAAAAGTTTTCGGGTTTCTTTTTGTTTGCATAAGTCTATGCCCGAAAAAGACTTATGAATTGTAGTTTAGGATTTTCAGTAAACAGTAAATGTAATGTTAGTATTCTATCGTAATTTCTGTCAGTGCATTGGAAACTGATAACTGTGAATCAACCTCTGCCAAAAATCCAGATGTAATTTTGTCAATATCATCAATTTTATCAAGTACACCGATAGGGTCTACCAGTTCAAACTGGTTAGAAATTATGAAATCATTTCTGACTTTCTCAATATCTGCAGCATTTGTTTTACTGTCTTTCTGACCGTAGATAGCAGTTACATACTGGTCCGCTCTTTCTTCAAGACCGTTTCCATTTTCTTTTGATATTGTTGCCTGTGCCTTTGTGTAATCTCTCTTCATGGCGCTTGAAAGTCTCTGCTCAAATTCTATGCCATGGTTTTTCATTTCTATTGCTTCTGCAACTGTATATTCAACGCCGTACACGCTAACTTTTGTAACCGCATTAGAAAGAACCACAGCACGTTTAATAGCTTTTCTCCTGTTGATCAAGTCAACAGCCTTATCGTAGTAAGACCTGATATTCTTTTCAATTTGCGTAACATCAGTTCCAGCAACCTTATCTGTCGAATGTTTCTTAGCGCAACAGTAAACAGGCGTATTAATAGCCGTTTCAATTCTTGCATCTAACACCTTTAATTCTGACAGTGCCTTGTGGATAGTCATCGTTTCTCTTGTCATTTTCACATACCTCCGTAAACTTTATATTGCATATATGCCTTTTTTATTTTTGAAAAATTTTTAGAAATAGGGTGTCTGGATAATTAATATCTGCGTGTTGGATAAGGGCTTTTTGTTTATCGGGTGGTTTGGGTGACTTAGTAGGGGCTGTCTCGTCCGTTCTTCCGACCCCCACCCCCTGCCTGCCAGTTCCATGCCATCAATCAAACATACGTTAACTATTCGCAAAATATTAATTTTACGAACTGTTTTGAATCCCATTTAAAACCTTGAAACCCTTATAAATACTGTATTCTAGCTGTTTTCCTTATCTTCCAGTGCTGCATTGTTGCCCTGTATTTGTCCAATAGTGCCATTAATTGCACCGAGATGCTGCAACTGTGTTAATGATATAGTTGTATCAGATGCCTTTTCCCTGCTAACGCCTGGTAGATTCCATCCATGTTTTTTATTAAGTGACGGTAATACTTTCATAGGATTTATACGCTTGTCATGTAACATTGCTTCCAGAGATTGCTCGTTATCGTCCATAATTTTTTCGTGCAAGTCGAATCGGGTGTTACTTGATTTCCAATTATAGATAGTCTGTTTATCTATCCCTGTCATATCTATAAATCCCTTTAATGTAACTTCCTGACAATGATTATTACATATCCTCTTGTATATATAATTATATATATATAATACCTTATCCTGATTATATTGATTATATGGACTAGGTATATCTTTAAGCAGTATAGTATTATCCTTAAAGACATTTATGTAAATCTCATCTATGATGTCGTTCCATATCTGTGGGGGTATATCATGCTCTTCCAGATCATTGGCTGCGCAATATTCGGTTATAATATCTTTAACGATGCTTATACAGTTAGACTGATCTATAGCTTTAATATCTGCCATGTTTACACCTCCTAGAAAAATAAAAAAGCCGAGAGACAAAACTAAAAACACTAGCACTGTTTAAATGCTATATGCTTTTGCGCCTTGCTCTCGGCAATTCCTTAGAATAGACGGTATGTAAACCGTCCTAAAAATCTTAATCGTGTAAAGCTCTCGTATGAGCTTATTGTTAATATAAAACACATTTTATAAAAATGCAATAGGTTTTTTTAAAAAAATTATCCAGTGTGTAAACGGTTAGATATATTTGCAAATGGAAATTTAAGCCGATAGGAAAAATCTGTCTTTAAATCCAAAATTTAAAACTGTTTTGTCCACAAAAGGAAAATTTTTGTTGTCTCGCGCATATACGCGATATATAACCTATACTAACCTTACCTAACCTATACTAACCTACGTATACAAAATGTATACAAAATGGAAACAACGGTTAAATTATGGAAACATTTATAGGTTTAAAACGGTGGTTTATCTGGTAGTTGTATGTCTGCTAGAGCTGGCTCTTGCTCTACAGGCTTAATAATACATGTCTTCCTTGCGTTTATCTCTTCCTGTAGCTTCAATAACCGCATGCGGTTGTCTGTCTCTTCCTGTTCTGTCGGCACATGTTTCTTAAATGCCCCAGAATCAATTTTAATATCATTGTCGATAATTTTATCGTCAAAGTCATTTTCATTTGTCCTAGACGATTCTGTGACGTTTGAGAGGTATTCTGTATTGTTTGTCAGTCTTCTGTTTATTTCCTCTTGCGTCATTTCCCTTATGCTGATTTCTTCTTGTTCTGTATGTAAAGATATATTATTAATATCTATATGCGTATTATTCTCTACTTGCTTCAGCTTTTCTAGCACGCATGTATTAATAAATCCATTAACTGTAAAACCACTTCTTGTTATTCTTTCTTTAGTTCCCTTTGGAAGCCTACAGGAAACATTATCCCATGTTTCTTTAGCACGTTCATTTTGTTTTTTTGTTCTTTCTCTTGCTTTTTCTGCTATTTCTTTGCTTGTTTTCATGTCTTTACCTCCTGTTTTTAACATAATTATACAATAGTTAATTGCAATAGTCAACTGAAATAATTAATTAAACATAAATCATCATTCGCACACAATACATAATTGCAATAGATAATTGCTTTAAATATGTATAATGCAAACAAAAAGCACCCTGTCGGATGCTCTTATAATTTGTTAAATATGTGGTTCGTATCTCGGGATCGTGTCCATGTCTATAATCTGTACTTGTCCTTTATCGTCCAACTTAAATGCAAACATTATACCGCCCGTGATCGTTACGTCTGGCATATCTCCATTTTTAACAGGTAATACGTTGTTATCCCAAAGATACAGCGTATTATATCCATGTCTATACATGCCCTTTAGGATGTCGTAAAAGATTTTAATTTGCACGCCTTGTTCCCGACTAACCAGATATATATTACGTTGGCTGGTCATGTAAGGTTTTTTAGGGTTTATGCTGTACCCAATCGGCGCTCCAACGTCCTGCCCTTTGCTATATTTGGTTTTGCTTATGCTCTTATCGTACCAATTAGTAAGCCCAGCTGTTCGGTATTCCTCTGCTGTACCGGGAAAGAATATCTTTACAAGTCCTTTATGTTCTAGCCCGAATGCTTTTATATTCTCTCTTACAAAATCCCTGTACCACTCTTTATCCTCTGGTAGCTCTAATACATCGTAATAATTATAAGTGTCTTCCATAGTTAATTTTTGCGTGTTTTTGCAAAAGAATGTATAAATATTATTACTTGTAATTAACTTGCTTGCTACTGGCTTATTCATGGACACAAGACCACTGTAGTAGTCCATGCCACAATACTTGCTATTAAATTCCATTCTGCGCTCATTTATTACTTTATAGCTTCTGTCTGGTTTAACTATTACATAATTACCCACTATGGGTTTATGCCAAGATAAAGCCAATTCTTCCAGCTTATCTGACCCGATCATGTCTATTGCTTGTTGTATCATTTTTATCCTCTCCTTAATCACAAAAAGGCTACCATTGCAGCAGCCTTTTATTCTTTATACTATACTAGCTCTATAGCTAGTATTTTTATCTTTGTATCAAGCGTATTTTCCACTTTTTCAATTACTTTAAATCTGTAATCTATCCAGTTGTTTTCGTCCAACTGGTAACTATAGGACTCTTCCGGTACTTCACCGTTTCCGTCCCAAAGATCGCTCATTTCGACCTCTTCCCCAATTTCCAACTCTGGAATATCCGTATCCCATTCGCTGTTTTTAATAATTTCCATTGCTTTTTCTACTACTTTATTCATTTTAATCCCTCCTGTTTTGCTCTATCCATTTCCATAATCATTCTTTTTATTCTATTCTCATCCTTACGCAAAGCTTCAATTTGCTTTTTTGTGGCTTGCGTAAGGATTTTGTTTGCATTGCACTTGTTTTTAACAAGGCACATGTTTCTTATTGCTTCGTCTACCGTATCGCCACGGCTCAAAAGCTCATCTTTGCTATAATGCCCCATGATATATGTAACATCATAGCCATCTATCGCAACTACTGTTATTTTCTGGGGCGTTGTTCCATGCCCTTTAAATAACTTATAATAGTTTCCGTATAGTTCTATCACTGTTATCCCCCCTGTTTTTTATTGACTCTTTTTAAATAATATGCTATGCTATAAGCACAGTTTATCTGTTGCACATAAACCATGATGTTATGTGTAGTCGTTACCATCAATGGGGTAACGTTGAATTGAAATAATATTTTTTAGAAATTGGTACAGACTATTCTGTACCTTTTTCTATTCCATGCAGCCATCTTTTAAAAACTTGAATCCGGCTGGATTTTCTTCTATTAGTCCTTCATCTTCGAGCGACTCTAAACATTTGCTGTAGAAATAATTTAAGTTTTCCTCCCATGTCCCTGTCATCCATTTAGAATGAGTAATTTTAAATTCAGCGAATACATTATATTCTGGATATTTTTTGCCTGAAAAGCTAATAGGCTCTGAATAAATGTTACCAGAACTTACAAAAGCATATATTTTTGTAGTTGTCTTGCTTTCTTTTTTGATATCCTTGTCTAAATCAATTACATATTTTCTCATGGTTTCCTGTCTCCTCTCTCTTTGCTTGTTTCCTGTTGACTATACAATAACATATTAGTGCTTAATTGTCAACATATTTTAGTGCTTAATTTAAATTATTTTTTCATTTTGTCCATTCTTTCCAGTTCTTCTAATATTAACTGTCTCGCAAATGCACTTGTTTTTAGTCCATATGCATTTATTCTGTCTACTGTGCCATGCGGTAATATTATGTTTATTCTGTCTCTGCTTTCCATACATTTTTTTACTGCTTGCCTGTTTTTTAGTGCTTTTTCATTTTCCGTTACTGACATGATTCAAACCTCCTTTGCATTGTTATAACTACATTATATATATTAGTGCTTAAATAGTCAACAACTTTTTAGTGCTTAATAATGATGCACAATTTCTGATATAATATTAGTGCTTAATTTTGTGTGTTTTGTCAATATACATTAGTGCTTAATTTATGTATAATACAAGTATCAAATGAAACACAGAAAGAGAGGACGACAACATGAGAATAGTAAAAATTGAAAACAACAAAATTTATAGCACTTCTACACTTTGTGAAAAAACTGATATTTTTGAAATCGTGGAAAAAATTCCTGTCGGCTTTTTCGCATGGAATATCGGTGAAAACATGGGAACACATGAATATATTCCAGTTTGCGAAGATTTACACCCAGAAGACAAAGACAATTACGAGATCAACACGGCAACACTTAAAGCCGTAAAAGTTGCACCGGATGAATGGGAAAAACTCAACAAAGCGGCATCTTGGGGAGTTGGAAACCTCAAGCAAGCAGAAAAAGCCTTAAAGAGCAAACGCCACGGCTACACGTCCGAAAGAAAAAGAGCTGCCGCAGAACTCACAATTGAAATTTTCCGCAGAATTTGCGAATAGCCGAAACGCTCCGATTTTGGAGCGTCAGCCGTGGGATGGTCTCCCGGCTCTGATGATGGCAGACCAGAAAACGAAAGAGAGGTTTTGAACATGGAAAAATTAAAGAGATTGCAGAAAAAGTTGTCCGCATCTGGATATGATGCAGAATTTATCACGGTTTACAACCATAACGGATCCGGTGAAAACGTTCCGGCATTGCGTATAAGCACAGACTACGAAGGACAGTACCCCACTAAAGAGACTTACACGAAAATAAATGAGATCAGAAAATTATGTAAAAATCACATCACAGAGTGCCGTGGGTTTTACACCGCTGTATTTATTTACTAAATGCGAATAGTCGAAACCGCCAAAAGGCGGTCTGCAGGAACTGCCCCACCTGCACTGATGAGACAGGGCACATAATGAAAGGATGGTTGATTTTATGACAAAAGCAGAATTGTTGAAAGAATTTGACAGATTGGAAAAGGAAAAAGGAGTACACATTGAGGGAATTTATTACAATAGCAAGAAAAGTGTTATAGAAAACGCTATAGAATGCCTAAAATGCCCGGATGAACTGCTAAACAAGTATTTGACCGTTTTAAGTCTCAAATACCCAAATACCGGGCGCGTGATTGCTGAAAATGGAGATTTTAAGCACCACAGCCACAACCGGCTCTATGTATTTAATACAGCACGGCAGATTTTAGCAAGTTAGGCAAGCGGCGGCGTTTACCGGGGTTCGATTCCCCGACTTGCTTTTACCCGATAGGGAATAAAATTAAGGAGGTTTTTACATGAGAAAATTAACATTTGATACAAACAACGGTGGTATTTTATCCGTAGAGCAAAAGAAACATGATGGGAGCATACAGGTAAGCACAGGAGAAAAAATAAGTGCTGGCGACTTTGTAATGTTGCTAAATTATTACAGTTATGTCAAAAATAACGACATTCAGAACGATTTTATAAATTACTGGGGTAAGAAAAAGAATATTTAAGGAGGATAAAAAATGGGCGTATTATTAGCAAATGAAGAAAAGGAAGTTTACAGTGCATACGGCATGACAGTATATTGCGTGGAAAATGAAAACATATGGTTGAAAAACCATGATACAGTGTATACTGCTATCAGAATTGAAAAAGCGGGAGAAGATATAGTTGATATTGGTCTGGATATTAACTATATAGACAAGCGTAATTTTGAAAAATCAATAGATAATTTCCTCTGGTGGATTAATGAGGATAAGCCTGGGAAAAGCTACACAGAAAGCGCCGTGTATGCGTGGCTCACAGAATGTAATAATTTCCTGAACTATCGCATAGAATCACGCAAGAAATACGGTAACAATTCAATCTACAGCCCCATGTAATAGTGGGGCTTTTGCCATATAAGGAGGTGGGCGAATGACAGCAAAAGACTTTTATTTGTACCATAAATCACTTTTTGATAACTGGATTTATGGGGATATCGTGCAAGTATGGGATGATGCAGGGGGCAACACTTGCATCAAATACCAGTCTGGGAACTGGTTTCACTACAGGGTTTCAAATGGTCATATAATGTTTTGGTAAAGGGTGGGAAATTTCCATCCTTTTTCCAGTACCATGTTACCGTACAGGGCTACGTGTGCGTTATCCGTCCATGTAGCCGTATGCAGTAACCGTACCTTGACAAGAACATAAAACAGGCGTAGAGTGTTTATAACTATATCTGTGCTATAAGTTGTACCCTGTTAGGTTTAAAATGCCTTACAGTGGCTTACAGTGCGTTTTGCTGGTATATCTGTTATGTGCCTATGATCTACAGCAAACAGATACAGCCTGTGCGCGTATAGTCCGCACTTTAGCATTGTAAAGTTTTGCATCCATTTTCTGGTCGCAATCTTCCAAATATCGCACATAAAGTTGGTCACGTTTCTGATCTGGTTTTTCCAGTCCAAAAACCACCCCAGGGGGGTTCAAAATTTTTCAGAATGTTGCGGAAAATCCGGACAAAATTTTGCTTCAAAACCGTTCTGAAAATCCCAGTCAGAAAATCACCCTAGGGGCGGTCAAATTTGTTTCAGAATATTTTTTTCTCATAGAGATTTTTAGGTACACATCTTTTCTCAACATTTTTCTGTGGAAATTTGAAATTTCTTTGCAAAAATCAATCTCAAATTGCATTAGTACGCAACTTTGCCAGCAAATCATCTAACAGATATATTATCTCTTTCCCATAATCAGCCATGAAATTACACAACCGTTCTTCCAAATCTATAGGTATAGACACATCATGCGCAAAACACATGACATGAGTTAGTTCATGGCAGATTACACGTTCTGTCATGTATGCAGACATACCACTTGCGATTGATACTGTCTTAGTGCTGTTGTCTGTAACACCAAATGTGTACGTTCCGTCACTGCGCTGTAAGTCTTTGCTATTGGCAGGAACAAAAGCTAATTTCCATGTCTGACCGTTTACTGTAAAATACATAAAATCAACTCCTATCCAAAAAGCCACCAACCTGTGCGGCTAGTGGCTTTATTGCTATTATTCTTCATCAAGGCAACATTTCATATCATTGTAGAGTATTTCATCAGCCATTTTTCTTAGTTGTGGGAAATAAGATATAACTTCTGAATTACTCCACGGTAACCTATCATTCAGAGCTATAAACTTCTTCCTTGCGCTGTCAAAATTGTAGTACTCATTAATGCCCTCTAATATACGGTGCATATACTCTCTTTTTGTCATGTCAAACTTATCTCTGACATAATTAATCTTTGATTTTCTGGTGGAGTACCAATCAGTTTCCCTTTCAAGTAGCAGATTTTCTGGGATTTTTCCAAGTGTGTTGTTCTGTTCCTGCTGTACTTGCTTTAAAGCATCTTCCATTTCGTGGAAACGCTTAATGTATTTTGCTGTGAACAAAACTCCTTTTTCTCCTGTAAATTTGTTTGCTAAAAATTCACAGCCCATCTTAGTTACTTCGTAACAAGGTCTTGTCTCTCCTTTGTCATCAACATAAGAATTTTTAATGAAAAATTCAACCGGCTCCATTTGGTGCTCGTCTAAAATTTCTATATATCCCTTAATGTGTTTCCCTTTTTCTGTTCTCCCCTCTAATTTTCTTAAAAGGTTTTTATGTTGCATTCCCATCATATCTGCAATATCTAAAGTAGATATTGTGTATTCTTCGTTGCTAACTGTGATTTCTTTATTCATAAATGCGCCCCCATTAAACAAATGGAATATAAGTTCCGTCCATTATGCCAATAGCCAGTTTCATACCTTCAACCGCATAAAATCTGTTAGAATCAACAGCATTGTCAATAAACTCTTGCTCTATTGTCTCGTAAAGTTCATGGCTTAAAATTCCTTTTAGCTTATCAAGAGTAGGCTTAAAAAATTCCATATACTTGTCTGTCATTTTTCTTTCTTCAAACTGTCCTTCATAAACGATTTCTAAAAATTTGTCCATTATTAAAACCTCACTTTCAAAATAATACTTGTGTGAGATTCCCTTATGTGATAGAATATTTCACATGAGAGATATCTCACTTGGATAGAACGTTGTACAGATTTCCTGTCGTGCCAACGTTCTATTTTTTTATTTCAGCATAAACCTTTTTTATCCCAGTCATCACAATATCGTATTGAGTTTTGTTTGACTCTTCACAACATTTTTCAAGAAGCGCTTTATCTTCTTTTGTTGCTCTAATTTTTATTTGCTCTGATTTGGGATTTTCTATTTTGGGTCTGCCTGTCCTTGGTGACATTTTTCTCACCTCTCTTTCTGTGTACACATTTAGTATATTACAGTGTACACACTAAGTCAAGTACTATTTCAAAATTTTCTAGCCATTATTTTATTTTCAAGGTTCTAATCAAAAAGGCTAGAGTTATTCGCCCTAGCCTTTGCCTTTACATCTTAGCCGCAAGTGTGGTAATCTTTGTCTTTGCCATTTGCCGCTCTTCTGGTGTCATATCTGCCAGTAGCCCTGTCAAATCCTCTGACAGTTCTTTCAGATATTCTTCCAGACTGTGCATATTGGCTTCTTTATCCTGTGGGGTAGTTCCTTTATGCATTTCCTTTGTCTCCATGTAACCTTTACGCATCATGCCAGCTTTGCCCTCTCTGCTGTCTCTCATGCCACCGTCTTTGCGCATGGGTTCTGTCTCGGTATAGTACATACGTCCTCTTGATGCCCTGTCAAGGTCACGCATACGCTCACGTTCAGACATGGAATCCCAGTCCTGTAAATCTTCCCTGTTCATCATATGCATATATGGCGGTTCTTCATAACCACGTCTGCCAACGTAACTACCTTTGCCTTTAGGTGCATATCTGCCAGTAGTCTTATAACGGTAATCGTCATAAAATCTGCGGTCAAGCATTCCCAGCGCATCTTCTACGTCAGATTCTTCCATGATGTTTGTCAATGTACGGTAATACATGGCTTCCGCAAGGTCTTTAAGCATATCTGTGACTTTTCCCATCTCATCCGTATTCACGTTCTCAATGCCTTTTTCAAATTCGGACTTTGCACATTCAGACAGTTTTTCGATCATATCATGCATTCTTTTGATATCCATAATATACGCCCCCTTATGCTTCCCTTGTTGCAATCAAGTTGCTGTTCTGAACCTGTATTGTCTGTGCAGACGTATTTTCAACAGATACTGTGCTACAGCATCCCTTTGGAACATCAATGTATGCCTGTGTGCTGACGTTAAAAAGATTCTCGACAGATGCAGGGCTAACTATCATTCTTGTTGACTGCAATGGTTCTCCGTCTACAGAAATAGCAAGTGATATGGCATCCACTGTACCGCCTGTAGGTATCTGTATATTCCCAGAATATCCCACAAGATATCTTGCCCTGCACTGGTTTGTGATTCCTCTTAATTTAATGATTCCACTGCCCTGTCTATGGACAATGCAATTTGTACCGTTTACCGCTGTTTCTGTAAAAGCTACATCCTGTCCAGCTTCTACCGTCTGTAATGCAATTGCTGTAATTTCCATAAATTTACCTCCATAAAATTGAAAAGGGCAGACTATACTGCCTGCCCTTTAGTTTCCTGTAACACTGCTATGTGCAGACATAATCTTGTTTAAATTCTTGTTTAAACCTTGTTTTAATTCGTTATTGCCGAGTTAAAATCAAATTAGAAACGAGTTAAACTCAATTAAGATACTCAATTGTTCATTTTGCTTAGCAACCACAGCCTGTGTTGCATCCACATCCGTTGTATGCATAACCGTAGAGGTTAGATGCAGGGAATGCTGGTACAGGTGTCGGTCTTACAGCGTCAATAATCTGATTTGTCTGTGCGCTCATGGCTGTAGTCAGAAGAGCATTCTGTCTATCCTGTGAAGCGGCTCTGCGTAAATCGTTATTCTCTGCCTGTAAGGTTGCAATCTTGTCATTTGTCAGGAAGTCAAGAATTGCTCTTGTTCCTGCCTGCTGGCTGTCGATAATGTCTCTTGTATTGCTATTCATTGTGTTCTGTAAAGCACAGGTGTTAGTTGCTAAATTGTAATTAACTCCCTGGATAGCTTCACGGGTTTCACAGCAACAGTTAGCAAGCTGTGCCTGCAAAGCATTTGTATTCTGCATATTAGCAACCGTATCAGCGTTGATCGCCTGCTGGATGCCGTAGCCGGTCTGTAAAATGTTTGTGTTGATGCCATTCATGCCGGTTTGCACTGCATAAAATCCGTCACAAAGTCCGTTTGTAATGCCATCAAGTTTTGACACAACCGCCTGATTATCAAATCCTCTCTGTAAGTCAGCCTGTGTAACTGCACTTGTTGAGTATGGTGTCGCTCCACCATTATTGCCATTTCCCCAGCCACCGAAGCCGCCGCCCCAGCCACCGAAAATTGCAAAAATTACAACTATAAACCAAAGCCATCCACCGTCAGCCCAGTTACCGTTGCCATTTCCGTTTCCGTCAATATTCGCTACTAATGGAACTGATGCTGTGTTGCAATTCGAACCAAACATAATTTTTACCTCCATAATTCATTTTTATATACATAATCTTGCAAGAATTAGTATCAAAGTTGATTAAAAAGTGTTATAATATATTTGTACGGATAGGGTAGCTCCCGATAAGCTGTTTGTCCTAACAGCTTCCGTACATTATCTGGTATAGGACATCTCACACTGAAAGGACAGGTGTTATTTTTATGGGTAAATCTATTGATTTAGCAAGCCAAAAATTTGGCAAGTTACAAGTCTTATGCGTTGACACAAATCCATCAAATAAAACTAAAAGATGGCTATGTCGATGTGATTGTGGAAACATTACCACGGCAAAAACAAACGAATTAACATCAGGGCATAAAACCTCTTGTGGTTGCAAAAAACAAAACTATTTTAGAAAAGTTCACGGTCAATCAGGAACCCGATTACATCACATTTGGAAATCAATAAACAGGAGATGTAATAACCCCAATGAACCTAGCTATCAACATTATGGCAAAAGAGGAATAACTGTTTGCGAGGAATGGAAAAACAATTTTTCAACTTTTTATAATTGGGCTATTAAAAACGGCTACTCCGACACGCTAACCATCGACCGGATAGATGTAAATGGAAATTATGAACCTAGTAATTGTAGATGGACTACGATTGCCGAGCAATCTATTAATAAAACAAACACTGTTTATATTGAATTAAATGGCATCTTAAAGCCTATGAAAGAATGGTGTAATATATACAATGTGCCATACTACCTTGTGCAACAAAGATATAAGAAGATTACAAAAAACAACATTCCTTGCGATGATTTATCTATTTTATTTTCCAAAGAAGCATTGCATCTTAATAAAAATATAAAACCATATGCCAAAAACCATTTTTTCGATTATAGAGAAAGACCAATAATTCAATATGATGCAAACAATATTCTTATCAAAGAATGGTCTGGTATTAAAGAAATAAAGCAAACCGGATTGTTTAATAAAAATGCCGTATTAAATTGTTGCTATGGTTTTGCAAAAACTCACAAAGGGTTTATGTGGCGATATAAAGATGATGATTATCCACAATATAAAAGTAGAAAATAATTTTTATCGGGTGGGCAATCCGCCCGATATGCTATTAATTACCAAATCTACTTTTTATCTGATTAAATACATTATCTGCATTCAATCCCTTTTCTTTGCACAAATTCCTAGCCATCTGCTCAATGCCCTTAGTGTCTCCGTTCTGTGCCATCTGCATAGCATTCTTGGCTATTGGATTCTGCATTAACTGGCTGTTCCCCATAAGCTGTTGTACCATCTGCTGTTGGTTTCCACTTTGCATCATTTGCATTAACTGCATTGGATTAAACATACTTACTCATCCTTTCTCTGTGACTGTGAAGTTTTTCTTTGAGATTGCAAAGATTTTTCTAACTGCCCTAGCCTGTCAGATATTTCATCAAACTTGCTCATAATACCCTCTGTAGCTTCGTCAGAAAGCTCACATTTCAATTTTTCTGTATCGGTCGGTACATTCTTAGGATCGTTATCCAAAACAGGCTTATAAGTAACTGTGCGGATTGTACCGTCTGCATTCCAGCTCTTGGCATATACTTCTGACAAGTCCTGCTTTGGAAAAAACGCAACACTACCGTCCATAGGTACATCATTTGCTGTTATCTGACTCATCTCCGAAATTATTTTCCCGTTAATTCCCTGTACAATCTGGTTTTGTTGGTAATTGTTTGGTATATTCTGCTGATAATCTATTGCTCTGTTTTGCACTTGTGACAGTGGGTTATAATACTGCGGATAGCCTTGCTGGTTCTGCTGTAGGTAATATGGATTCACATACGGTTGCATATTGGTTCTCCTTTTTCAACTTTTCAGTCTCATATAATATGTTCGTATCATCATAAGATAGGTATTTAGTAATCTGTTCCTGTTGATTGCATATTCTCATTAACATCTTTTAATACTTCCTGTATCGCATGGGTCATGGCTACTTGATAGATTGTCGGTATCGCCTGTACATCTTCCCTAGCACATAACTTTTCTATGATTTCGTCCGTTTCAATATTCATGGGTTATTCCTCCCTTTGTAATTATCATAAAACAAAAAGAGCCATTAATAGCGACTAATAATTGCCACTATAATGACTCAAAAGTGTAGTAAATATGCGCATTAGCACTAACCCCATGCCATGGGGACTGCGTATGTGGAAAATTTTACCTCCAGGCTGGGATTAAAATTATCAATAGCCTTAATCAGTCCTATGCAGCCTATCTGAAACAGATCGTCTACATTCTCATTAGACTGTGAGAAACGCTTGATCACGCTTAATACAAGCCGCAGATTGCCTCTGATATAAGTCTCTCTGGCTTCTTTATCTCCCTGCTCTATTCTGGCAAACAATGCTTCTTTCTCTTCGTTATTGAGCACCGGAAGTTTTAACGTATTTACCCCACATATTTCTACTTTACTGATTGCCATGATTTCTCCTCCTATTTCCATGCCTGTCTCCAGACATATGTAAATACCAGTGAAATCCGGCAATCCCTCAGACTATGTTACCCTTATTCTTTTACCATCTCTTTCTTGAGACGTTTCATGATCTTCTTCTCCAGTCTGGATATGTACGACTGTGATA